ACCTGACGCTAAAACCCCGTAGCAGTTTAGTAGTTCTCAAAGAATGGCATATATCATGCAACAGCTGTATCCAGAAATAGAACTGAAATTTGTAGAAGCCATAGAGGGTGGATATGCTGGGTCTATTGATTTAGATGCTATGCAAGCGTTGATAGATATGACTAAATCTGGAAAAGATACCATTCCCCACGAATATGCTCATTACTATGTAGAAATGTTTTCCAATGCCCCAATAATTAAAGAAGGTATTGAAACATTTGGTGGTAAAGAACAGTTAGTACAAGCTGTAGGTATTAGGGTGGCTAATATGAATGGCGAAGCTAGAAGTTGGTGGTAGAAATTCAAAGATTTTGTTAAAAAACTGTTTGATAACAAATATGCTAAACAAGCTTTGCTTGCCGAAATTACAGATAGTTTTTTGATTCGTAAACAGCTAGGAGATACGTAGAAAGTATCTGGAGTGTTTCATCAAGAAATACCATCTGTGGATTAGGTAAGAAAGATACTACAAAATTTAGCAAATACTGTCACTTTTGATGAAGTAGAACATAGGTTTACAGATAAAAAAACTGGTAATATATTAACTTCTGTTACAGGTTTTAAAGAAAAAGCCAATTATGACAATTATGATGCGTCACTAGAAGATCAAACGTAGGCTAAAATATCTTAGGAAGCTAGAAATAATGGTACTAATATACATGCTGTTTTAGAAGGAGTATTAAAGGGCAATTTAGATATACAACGATTTACAGATAGTATGTCTAGGGAAGCTATAAAAGGCTTAATTGATGTAGTTAACCACATTAAACAAAATTATGACTTTGTTGCATCTGAAGCAGTATTAGCTGACCCTAAACATGGTGTTGCTGGTATTGCTGACTTAATATTGAAAGATAAGAAAACAGGTGAGTATGTATTAATGGATTTTAAAACTAAATTAATAAATTATAATAATAAGAAAAACGACAAAGGATATCTGGTCAATGAAAAAGGATCAAGATTGAGAGGTTTTTTGTTTTCTACTAGTAAAAAATTTAGACTAAAATCTGAAAAAGACGGGTACGATTTTCAGTTATCTGCATATAAGTATATACTATAGCAAAATGGTATACCTATCTCTAAAGTAGGTATTATACCTATTGTGTATTCTGTTGATAAAGGTAAGATAAGTAAAGCAGGATTAAGTACTGTATTTGGTACTAATGAAGAAGCTAATAGTCAAATGAAGAAAGAAGGCTTCTATCAGATAACACAATCACAACAAACTAAATTTGATGTTGAGTATAATATATTTGGTGATAAAACTATTTTTGGAAAAGATACTGAAAAAGTGGATCAAATGCTCAAAGAGCTTACTAATTTGATGAATACTATATAGAAAAAACTAAGTATTCAAGAACAGGTTCTTAAGCTACGCAGAAGTTATCGTACCCAAGCTAAAGATGCTGCAAATCTGTTAGAAAAGATATCAAACATGACAGAATTAGACGCTTTACTTTAGTACACTAATTATGCAGCTGATCATTTAGGTAGACTCAATAAACAGATATAGGAAAGATATAAACAATGGAAAGATGCTAAATGGGATTTAAATGTATTATAGAGCTATAGAGAAATAGCATCGTCTTATGATATAGTAAATAGAATATCAGGATTGGCTAATAGGTATTCTGATATATTTGGAGACGATAATGTGAGAGCTATAGAAACTGCTTGTAATAAATTATAGTAGGCACAACGAAACATATTAGATGCTTGTGATACAATTGGTTCTAAACTATATTTAAATGAAATTCTACCATACGTAGGTATAGTTAGATATAGAATTAAAAACGAAGAAAGAAAGAAGTATATAGAAAACAACCCAAAAGGTCCTAACGAATCAGATAAAGATTTTAATTTGAGAGTTCAACAACATATAGAACAGTATTTAAGAGATAACAGTAATGATATAGAGTATCAAACTAGAGAATGGTTAGATGCTCAAAGACATGTAGCTGAATCTGGGTTTGAATGCAATTCTATATTAGCTAACTTTGGTACAGTTTATGAATCTAAAGATCCTTTTGTACAAGCTATAGTACAAAGATTCGATTTTGCAATTAGTGATAAAGAACAGCGAATGATTAAATTAAGAGCTTAGATAAGTAAAGTACTAAAAGAATACAAAGCAAAGTATGGTACTACCAATTTTAGTGACCTGAGAAAGGTGTTTGATGATTTTGTAGAAGTAACTGACAATGGCGTTATTTACTTGGTTAATCCAATTGGTGGAGAGTATTTGCAAGCATCTAAAAAAGAACGTAACAGAATATTCTCTGATGGATCTTTAACTTTTTAGGAACAGCAAGCAGCTTGGGAAGAATGGCTTAGAACAAACAATCCTATATTTGACATTGAAGGTTACAATAGACAAATGGATGAAGATTTAGCATCTATATTAGAGCCATTGGATGAAGAAAAAAGAAAAAAAGTTATACAAAATGCTAAACTTAGTGCAGATAAAAGAAAATCTTGGTTTTCTATGTATAAAGACGGTACTATTACTGCTGATATAAGATAGGAATTAGATGATTTGACACGAGATTTAGATGAAAAGTATCGTAAACCTAATCCTGCTATATATAAAAATGCTAAGTATGTGGAGATGTTAAAATACAAAGACTCTAATGACCCTAAATGGTAGTTGTATAAATTATTTTTAGATCTTATAAAAACATATGATTATTCAATGCCACGTTCATTACGTCTTAACTTTAGGTTACCTAGCGTTATTAAGAGAGGTGTTGAAAGAGTAAATAGCGATGGTGTAACGTCAACAATAAAGAACTACTTATAGACAGAAATGCTACCTATGCAAGACGATGATATCCGTGGTACTTTTGTTGACGAAAATGGTAAACGCATACGGCAAATTCCTATGTATTATTATGCAGAAGGGATTATAACAGAAGATGAACAATCTTTTGATTTACCTACTATCTTTTATAAATGGGCTGATGCTGCTGATACTTACTTAGTTAAACGTGATTTGGAGTCTTTAATACTGCAAACATAGGCATTGTTAGCTAGTAGAGAAACTCAGGATAATGTTATTTCTTTGTTAAAAGGTAATAAAAATAAAGTATCCAGTCATAAAGTTAATACTTAGAATTAGTTTGATTCTTGGGTGGATTAGGTGTTCTATGGAAATAGAGTACAAGATATGGGTAAAATTAAATTACCGTACTCTGATAAAGTAATAGATACTGCTAAATTAATAAAATGGATAGTTGGTATGTCTAATAAGAGAGTAATGTCTGGTAATATGGTAGCAGCACTCAATAATATATTGGTGGGTGAAGTAAATCAATTAGAAGAAGCTGTTGCAGGACAGCATACTACGAAAGAAGACTATGCTAGAGCTACTAAAGAATTTGCTAAGAACTTTTACGGTTTACTAGCAGATGTCAATAAAGCTGTACCACAGAATAAATTAAATTAGTTGGCTGAATGGTTTGGTATATTTGAATCAAATAAGAATTTATCATTAGAAGGTTTTATGAGACATTCTGTTAGCGATATCTTATATACTCCGAATAAGATGGGTGAGCATGAGATGTAGATCAGATTCCTAACTGCTTGTTTGATGACTATGAAAGCTAAAGACGATAATGGTAAAGTAATAGGTAGTATGTATGATTATGTAACTTTTGATGAGAATAATTAGTTAGTAGTAGATGATAAAGTTGCTAATTTTGATAAAATGTAGCAAAACTTATTTTCACTCAAGGTTAGGAAGGTACTAATTTCACTGCACGGTAATTATAGCGATAGAGCATCTGTAGCTGCTGAATCTCAATGGTATGGTTGGATTGGTTTGTCTTTACGTAGATGGATTGAACCTACTATAATGAGACGTTATCAAAAGAGATATTACGATTCTGTGTTCGATACTGAAATAGGTGGTATGCATAGAGATTTTGCTTCTTGGCTGTTTAGAAATGAATATACAGCTGGTATGATAAATTTCTTTGCTACTAATATATTTAAAGCTAAACAACTTTAGATAGAGGTGATGAAGTGGAGTACTATGACCGATGACGAGAAGAGAAACGTAATTAAGTCAGCTATTGAATTTTCAGTTGCAGCTTTGAGCTATGCTATATTTGCTTTAATTAATCCTGGAGATGATGATGATCATGACTTTGGATAGGAAATATTGTGGGTAATAAAGTATTAGGCTTATAGATTATTTACAGATATGACTTTCTATGTCTTACCTACTTCTTTTACTAAGCTTTTCCAAGATCCTTTTCCTGTTATGAGTTATATAAATGATATACTTAAGTTATTTATGCAGATGTTTGATCCTTTTGAAGAATATAGTACTGGTAAACATTTAGTATCTAATAAGTTGCTGGATCAAGCAATTAGACTTACTCCAGGAGCTAAACAATTAGGTCGTATAGGTAACGCTTCATAGGAAATAAACAATTTCTTACATTAGAGATGATTTGTAATATAATTCGAGGTTAGGTTGGTACTAATTCTTTGTGGCTATAAAAAAGATAAAGGCGGATTAAAATCCGCCTTTTTTATTGGTATATTGTTTAGATTTAGAATAGCTTCATTTAATTTTGGTTTAACAGAATATGAATAATTGTATCCGTTAAAAAAATGTGTTGCTATTTTTCTAGCTTTACTACTTATTGGTCCCCAGTGGTCTAATATTTTATTTTGAGTTTGTATACTTACTTTGGTGTACTCTCCGTTTAGTAAATGTGTAAAATCTTTTTTTAGTTGTGGGGGTATAGTAAATGCTATGACTTTGTAAGCGTTTCCGTTTATTAATTCTGTATATTCAGCATATGAATTTTTGTTTTTCTTAAATCTCACTTTAAGTTCATTCGGAAAAGCTCCTCTGTCATAGCATATAATTATTTTATTTTCCCATTCTGGTTTATTGGTGTCAGCTACGTATATTCCAAGTGTGGTTTTATTTAGCCATTTTAAACTGTTTTCTTCTTCTATTAGTGGTAGTAAGAATAGTTTTGTTGCTATATTTAACCACAATTTTTTGTCTTTCATAACATTTACAGCTCTTCTGTTCCATCACCTTCGTAATACTCAAGTGTATGGTCCCATTGATCTGTACTGATATGTTCTGAGATTCTTCGGAGAGCTTCTGATATTGAAGCGATCTTTTCATTGAGAGTAGTATCATTTTTCATATTGAATACTCTAATTTCATTATTAGCATCCTTACCGATAGCAATAATATATGCTTCAAAATCATATTCTTCAGAATTAAGATTTAATACCTCTTGCATATACCATTGAATTGCTAATCCATAATAAGCAATTTGCCTATAATAATCGTATTCTTCTACTGAATGTTTAAAATTATATACATTTACAGTAGTTTTTAAGTCAATAAGAATTATTTTCTTGTTAACATGATCAAAGCATACTCTGTCTAATAGAGATTTACATTTGATATTATGAAATTTTTCTACTTCCCAATTAATATGGAATTCATTATGAGTTTCAAAAGTAGATGGTAAATTAAACAACAGTTCGTTTGCTTTTTTATGATTCTGAATATTTTCTTTAATCTTCTTAAGCATTTGTAAATCAGCAAAGCTAATTATCTTTTTATTTTCATCTACTTTACTTAAATATTCTAAGTAATCTTGATAAATCATAATAAGACCTTCAGCTTCTTCAATACATTTCTCATTAGATTTCTTATTACTATAAGCTTTCTTATAAGCAGATAGTTTAAGCTTATCTTGAGATTCTAATGGATTTACTTGCATAAGTCTATGATACTCATCTAATAAATCCTTTTGCTGTTTTACTTTAGGTATTGCAAAATCAAGAATAATATAATCCTTCCAAAATTCATCTGGTTGAAGTAAGTATTCATGTATCATAGTTCCTTTTTCAAGAAAGCTATAATCTAACTTTGCTATCTTACCTTCTTTGTAATCTTTTAAACCTTTCGGTCCATTTTTAAGAAAATATCCAATATCACTATTAGAGTAACGAGACATATCCTCATAGTAAGGAGTATCAATTACCATCTTGTTCATACTTAATCCTCCATGTCGCTAATTACAGCTGACTCAGGAACTTCTGCCGAAGTATCCCAAACTACTTCATCTTCTTTATCTTGTTGTAGTTCAACTTCTTTAAATGTCTTAAGCCAATCTGCTACATTATTATTGTATGCTTGACTAATAAGTTTATCCAAGAATGCTTGTTCTACTTGTTTCTTTTCTTTTTCTGTCATAATATCTAACACTACAAATTCATAATTCTTTTTAAAACTATAACAATTATTCAATCTAGAACAATTGTATCTTCCAGAATTTATATCACTAGATCCATCATGCCAATGCCCATATAAATGATATTTACTCTTTCCAAAGGAGAAAACATCTAGAGCTTCATTACAAAATGGATTATCATGTGTTAGTAGTATATCACACTGTGGTATATCTTCATAAGTATCAAATCTACTAAATGCCCATCTGTCCTCTTGAAATTCAATTGGTTTAATCCAAGGAGATCCGTAGAATTTAATACCTTCATATATATACATTTCATCTATAAGAAATACTAATTTACCTTTAGATAAAATTTGCATATTATCTTTAAAAGAACCCCATTCATTTAATTTATACTTATATTCTAAGTAAAAATCATGATTACCTGGTATAATAATTACCTTCTTACAAGGTAATTTATCTACCCACTTTATGAATTTTGTTTCCCACCAATGTTTAGATGCTTCAATATTTCTTTGAACATTTAATGTTACTACATCACCGCATATACATAGTACATCACACTCAGGTATATTCTCAATGAGATTACCATGTATATCACTTATACCGCATATTTTCATGTTTATATAAGTTAAAAGGCTAGAATATATCTAGCCTTATTTGTTTTCATGCTGCATCACAACATTCGTAATCATCATCACTATATTCATTATCTTCATTATCATACTCATCGTCATATTCTACAGTATCACTAACTTTAGTTGGTATATTTTCAGTAGAGATATTCATAATGTTTATGATTTCCTGAAGACTAATATCTTCATCTTCTAGCATTTTGACTTCACTCATGAAAGAAACAATGTTATCCATAGAAAGTAGTTTAATATTCTCTTTACAGAATTTTACTACTTCTTCTTTGTTCTTAATACCAAAATCATCAGCCAACATCGGTAAGAATGCAGCATTTTCATCAGGAGAATATCGACGTAAATAACGAATACGTGAACAGCGATCTTGCATATACTGACTAACTTGGCTTAAGTCATTGCAAGTCATAATTACTAGTTTCTGTGCAGTCTTTTCAACTCCATCTAAGAAATCTAGCATATACTCAGTTTTGAAGTTCTTTTCAACTTCATCAAACAAAACACACACTGGAGTAGTAAAGGACTTAAAAAACTTAATAAGTTTACCTTCTGGATAATCAGGATTAACTACAATAATAGGTAAACCTGATTCCTTAGCTAATATTTTTGCCATTACAGTCTTACCTGTACCTTTAGTACCAGCTAGCATTACACCAGTAGTATTTGTATTTGCTTTATTAAAATAGGTTATAATACGCTTCTTAAATATATCATCTGTTTTAGTAGAATAAACTTTCTTTGGTAGATTTAATTCACCATTTTCCTTAAATATAGGTGAATCTTCCCATCTATTCCAACTTAGATCATATACTTTACCAGGTATTAAATCATAATCAGCACCTTTAGGTTTTGCAATTATCTGTTCTCCTATTTTAATAAATTCGTTCTTTGCCATAATCTGAAAATTTAAGATTTTAATTTGTTGATTAATTCATCAACTTGTTTTTTATTCTTTACTAAATAAAATTTAGTATCTGGTTCATTCAAGCTTAAATAATACTTGAATAGTTTTTCTCTATTTGCCCAAGAATCTGTAGCAAATCCTTTGCATTCTATAACAAAACTATCTCCTACAAAATCTGGTAAATAAGTAATAGCTCTAACTGTAGAGTTATTATATACAAACTTAGGAAGTAAAGTATATCTATGCTGTTCATATTCAGCTGATATACCTGCTTCCTTTAGTTTCTAATATGTATAAGCTTCTAATTTAGATCGAAATACTATTCCATCTATTTCTTGTTTAGTAGCATTACGCACTTTCTTGTTTAAGACTTGTTTTAGCATAATTAATATAATGTTGCATACTATCACTAGTTATTTTAAACGTTTCAATTCTTTCAGAAAAATTACCATTTTCATCCGTAAATCCTACTGAATATAAGAAAGAATAATCTTTATTATATTTGAAAGCTTTAAACATTTCTTTAATTGAATTTCCTATAAACTTACGTTTTTTATTCCATTCAATAAATTCTCCATGCAACAATACACTCACTAATTTGATTGGAATTAATAATAACTTTCCAAGTATTAGAGCTAAATCAAAAGGTAATGCTATTACTTTACCTATAGTTTTTAATAGTTTCATTTAACCAATTTTTTATTTCTTCAAAGTTATTTGCTTTAACAGCATCAGATATATCTTTAGCTTTGAATTTTTTGTTAATAAACATTGCTTCTAAGCCTGTTTCTCGGCTTAATTTGCGACTTCTTTTTACTCCAGCTACGTCTCTATCAAATAGTATTATAATACGCTTAAAACGCGTCTTAAGTTGCTCTAATACGTCTTTAGGTAGAAATGTACTCTCTGAAGATGGAGAAACTGCTGGATAACCCATTTCATGCAAACACATAACATCTTTCATGGACTTTGTAATAAATAGTATATCACCTTTCTGAGGCAACTGCTCATAGCCTTGGATATCATAGTCTGTAAGATTGTTTCTCCACTTAGTATATTTATCTGCTAATGGTCTATATATCTTAAAGTTATTATAGACCTTATATGCATACATTGGATTTTCTCGTTTATAAGTACCCTTTACTATTCCGTTACATAAATAATATTTAATACTATTTACATTGAATTTCTTTAGAGTATTTATAGAAATATTAAACTGTTTCCAGTAATTGATATCTACGTCAGTAAATTCCTGACGTACTACACCAATTACTGTTTCAGTTGGCGGTATATATTGCTTAGAGCTAACGAGTTTAGTGTTGTTAGTAATATTTAACTTATCTACTATATCAGATAATATATCATTATATTCTGTTTTACCAGTAAATAATGACACAAATTTAATTACATTACCACATTCACCTGTTCCATGATCTTTAAAAAGTAGTTGTTTAGTACGTTTACTATAGTAAATACCAAAGGATGGATTTTTATCCTTCCTAAATGGACTATTATATATCATACCTACTTTAAATTGACCTATATATTTTGCATATATATCATATTCTGTTACTTTAGAAAGTATCCAATCTAAAGTAATATTATCTGGGAGTTTTGCTCGCTTTCTACTATACATATGCAATTTGTTTTAGTTTGTTAGCCTGTGTAGAATCGAACTACAATATTTCCTATCAGGCTATAAAAATAGTGGTAGTCTTAAAATAGTAGACTACCACTTGTTATTAGTTAATTATAACTTTCTTAAAATGGCAAATCGTTATTAGATTCGCTTAAAGCCTGTGTATTAGTAGTAGATGAAGTTGCACTAAACGGATTATCGTTTTTTACTTCTTTATCAGCTACAACAGGCTTTGTAAATTGGTCAATATTTAGCATAGCAATAGACGATGATTGACCTTCTGGCAATTCCATAGGTTCAATAAAAGTATATTTAGCATAATTAGGCAAAGTAGTATATCCTTTATCGTTATATACTATTTTTGCTCTAAGTTTTTTACTCTTATCTACTTTGTTCAGCATATCAGTAATCCACTGAGCAAACTGTTCAAAACTTTCACCATTAAAGTCAAGTTCTTCGTCTTTATAGTAACAGTTAAGTATCTGCAACATACGAGAATACTGCTTATCCATTTTTGTTTGGAGTTGTTCTTCTGTAGTTACAAATCCACCAAGTGTAGGTTTCCACTCTGTATGAGTTAATGTTGCTCCATCTTTCTCAAGAACAATTTCTAAGAATTGATTACCATTAGGAGAAACCTCTGTTTTTACACTCTTCAATACTACATTTTCAATAATACCAGCGGGAATATACTTAATATCACTTTTGCTAATACTTGCTGCACGTTCTTTACTATATGTCATAATTTCAATATTTTTAAGTTTTTAAATCAGGCTGCGCACTCGTCTAAATAAATCTTATCCCAGTGAACATTAATATTATTATTTTCATCGCTTTCTGCGATAACTATCTTCTTACCTCGTAAGTGAGGAGCTCTAGCTTCTCTTACTGAGTTATCTCCACCTTCAAAAGATATAATAGTTTCATTCTTTTTGCGATAGACATAACCAACAGCATCTGCTTCTCCACATACTATATCACCCAGTTTTCCTACTAAATCTAGTGCCATTTCTGATAATTCTTCTCCTTCTTTATTAATCATTTTTTCTTTAGTATGACCAATAAGAATAAAATTATCACACAGATTACGAAACATATCTATTACTTTTCTAACTGCCATGCGAAGATACATATATCCACTACCATTTGGTAATGTACGTATATCATCTCCATTATAGGATTTACCCATTGGAGTTTGACGATATAATACCTTAGCATAACCTAGACACATTTCTTCTAATCTAGTAGCATTATCTATAGCAATATATTTGTAAGGTTTGTTACCAGTTTTAGCTGCTTCTTCACCAATTGCTCTAGATATATTACCTAAGTCTTCAATAGTACGAGCTTGAATAGAGAGAGCTTCTAGAAACTCTGAACCTCCCTCTAAGTCTACAATAAGACAGTTATCAAGCTTTGATAATAAAGTAGTTTTACCTGATTTAGGTCGACCAAACAAGATTAAGAATCTTGGATTGTTAACCTTTGGTTTGTTTTTCTCTTTTGGTAGTATTAACATATTAAAATAGGTTAATGCTTTACCTGTGAGATTCTGAAATTATCTGACAAAAACTGAAATTTTACACAATGTAAAGTTATTCGTTATTCATTGTTGAGAATATTGTTAACAGTAGTACTGTCACTAATATTAATAATAACATTTACTATATTATTTTTATCTGCTTTACGATAGTTATTCAAAAACAGACTAGGATTATCAATAGGAATGATTGTATAACCAATTTGAATAAACTTCTGGTAAATACGTACAGGTTGACCCATGTAAGTAAAATCGTAACCACGATCTTCTTCATAGTCTTCCATAATCTTAGCATATTCTGCTAATCGTTTTAATGCTAAATCAAATTCTGAAATAGCATCATATTGACGCAACTTAAATGCTCGATTTGCGAACGGACATGTAAGTGAATTATCATATGAACATGTCGGTCGATAATATTTTTTATTGAATGCAGAGAAATGTGCATTTCGGTTGCATCCAAAACATAGCAAGTCTTCAGGACCTGCATATGATATACTGTATTCCGGATCTTCCGGAGTGTGAATTCCATACCATTTAGCAAACGGTAAGCGGTTTTTAACTTCGTTTAATATACGATTTTTCAAAGAACCTTGAGGATCAATATTTTGTTTCGGAAGTTTAATTGTAAAACCTTTCATAATCAGCCTTTTTTAATTTGTTTAAATACTACTTTTTGTTCTTCAGCACTTGCAGTATTTGTTTCAATTAGATTGCCATATTGAAGTTCGTTTTCAAATTCTAATATACATGGTTCACCATCTCTTACTTTTAAGAAATGCATATAAACCTTATTTTTTACAGGTAGACGACGTACTCCATATATAGCTAGATTAAGTATCTCTGGTCTGTGAACAGCAATAACAAAATCACTAGCTTGAAATATTGCATCAGATGCTGATAAATCACTTCTCATTGGGAAGTGAGTACTTGGATTATTAATTCTATCAGGACTTTCAATATTACGATTCATCTGTGAAAGCTGTATTATACTAGTGTTAGAAAGTTTTTTCTTCTGTATAAACATTTTCTGTAAATCGACTATTGTACTTCTTTCTCCACCTTCTCCATTTACTAGAAGAACGTGGTCTAATACTACTATTAGCCAACGACCGTTAGCTACAGTATTATGAAAGTAATCTATAGTATTACCTATTTCTTCTACATTACATACTTTATCAACAAAGTATATATTGTATTTCTTAATGGTTTCAGCTGCCGATTCAGCTTTTAATAAGTCTTCATCGCTAAGTGTTTCTACTGAACTATATAATTCAGATACAGTTTTCTTAGTTTTATTACTTATTACACGACCAACGTTTCTGTAGTCTACCATCTCTAAACTAAAGTATAATACTACGATATCCTGATCAGGATTAAGATCAATTAAATCCATTACTAACATATTTGCAACTGAGCTCTTACCACTACCTGATATACCAGCTATAGTAAATATCATATTTGGTTCAATTCCGCCAGTAGCTTTATTGAATTTACCCCATCTAGTTTTTAATGATACTATACTATGATTTTTTCTAGCTTTAATGTAGTTTATGGATTTATTTGCTACCTGAGATATTGACTCAAAAGGTAGTATTTTAACGGCATTCTGTTCCGTATTCTCCATAATTTACAGGTGTTTCAGATTCATAACTCATTTGCTCTTCAATAACCTCCCACTCATGTTGAGTGAGCCATTTCCACATCGTCTTCATATAACCTATTTTACCAGTTATCATTTTGTTTTCAATTTCATATTGAAGACATTGAAGAAGGTGTTCGTGCATTGCTCTAGATTTACCTACGATACGATTATATTCTTTACGACACTTATTTATATTAGATCGTAAAAAACCTTTAGTACCATCTGGTCTTAAAACATACACTGGAAATACTTCATAGAACTCATCAAACCATGTCTTATCTTGTTTTACACTTGATAATAGTTTTTCTGTAGGACTATAAATTTTATTATCTCCTGAAGTAGTAAAGGAGATAAGGTCATTGTCGATTAACTCTTGTATGTCGTTTTCACTTATTCGGCTGAGAAACTTGTGAACGTCTTGATTATTACTTTGATTATCATTCAACACAAGAGTTAAAAATACTAACTGATTAATTGATATTTCTCCAAAAATATCTAATAATGTTGTATCTAATTCTAGTATCATAATATAGTACTTTATGAACTAACTTTTGATACAATCTGGAAATATTTGTTAAAACAACGTTAGTTGTCTTGGTTTTAATTCTTCAATGATCTTTAACGCTTCCTTTAAATAGTAGCGATAATTGATCTTTCTTTCTTCTATAGGTTTATTATCAAATTTGTTTAGTATAGTAACACCAGATGCAGTAAGTAAATTAGTATAGTCTACTCTAGTACCTTTAGTTATAATCTTTGAACTATAAGGTAATATCTGTTCTACATTAGAATTATAGTAAAACTGATTTGGATCTGTAGTTATTATACTTTCTCCTGTTTTGAGACATACAAGATATTGCGGTATCTCAATATCTCTGTTTACTATTTTACATTTATATAAATAAGGACCATTAGTAGATGCGTAGAATCTATTGATTCTTTGTGTCAGTTCTCTATTATATTCTACAGAGAATTTCTTATCTACTTTCTGGTAAGTAAGGAACTTCTTAATATCTTTACAATTGTAGATAGTATCTTTTACAGGAATACCATCAACAAAATAATCTCTAATAGCTTCTGGAATAATCTTTGCAGACATTCCCTTACCGAGTAATACCTTAGTAATGAACATACCTTTTTCTTTGATATAATCATCTTTAATCATATCTAAAGAAGTATAAGGCTTCTTCTTTTTATTTAGAGCTTTTTCTGGTTCAGTTTCAAACAATTTCTTCATTGCTTGATAACCTTCTTTTACAGCTATATAATCATTAATAGCATACTGATACATAGCTTCAAAACGATCTTCCTCTAGGGTTAATCTCGTTTGTTGTTCCCATTCCTTACATATACTTTGTAATTTTTCATACAGATTCTTCTTAAGAAGAACAAATAAACCATCTGTATTTGCCTGTACTATTCTACAGCCAATATCAGATAATCTTTCTGCTAACATAAGTAATAGTAATTGTCCATTTATTCTAATCTGCATTACTGCGAAAGGACTATAACAGAAATTATGTTCATTCTGTAGATTACCACTAAGACCGTTTAATGCTAATTTAAGCGTTTTATCTTTAGTCTTAATACCATTATGTTTTGCTTCTATTCGTTCATCTTTAACTTGATTATAAACTTCTAGAAATTCAGGACCCAAATGCTTTGGGTAGAATTTATACTCTATTATCATACTAGGATACAGAGATGCAACATCAATATCTATTAACATTTCATCTTCCTTAGGAATAATTATCTCAGGTTTGTTTTCAGAGTGAATACCACCAACTCCTACAGAATATTTTAATCCTCTAAATACGAATTTATTTTCGTATCCTTTCCTACCTGGTGATACTATCTGCTTTTTCATATCAGATAATACATTACGTAGTATAGGATCTTTATATTCTATATAAGGTAGTATTACTTTATTTAGGTCTATAACATCTGCTGGACTTCTTAAATCTTTAATATCCCACCATGTTAAACCAGTCTTTTCAAGATATTTCTGCGTTAGAATTTTCATTCCAATGTTTACTCCATCTTTACTTAGTACTCTTACTTTATATTCATCTTCGATAGCTATTCTTAATTCTATATCTTCAGAACACAGATTTAATAATTTTTCAGTAGAGTTAACATCATTCACATTATACTCAATCATCTCTTCTATTCTATCTTCTTCCAGAAATTTATTAAAATCTCCATTGAATTCTAGAACATTAGGATATTGCATAGTTACTTGCATTTCCTTCAATCCAACACGTAATTTTTGTGAATATAACATAGTAAGTATATCAAATGAATCATACCATACTTGGTATTTCCATTTTTTCCATGCTTCTATGTTGTCATCTGCTTGAGATGTAGTTATAGTTCTACTTAAGTTAAAAATACTATCACATATCCTTAGATATGGTTTATTTTTAAGTATATCATAATAATCTATTATATAGTTAATAATAGGATTATCATAATGTAAATTATTATATCCTGCAAAGATTTTGTTTGAATTAATTTGAGTTTCAGTAGTATAGAGATCTCCAAATTTTAATGGTATATTAACATTTGGTACACGAAAAAAATTAACTAGCTCTGCTAATTGATTTTTTCTGCTTGATATCTCAAACTTATGAAACTTTCCTGATTCAGTATTCTTTGCTGTGCAATGAAATACATTAGGGAAAACTTCAATATCATAGACATATACTGTTTTTCCTCTTATCTTCATAGCGTATAAATTTAGTGGAGTATATGGGAATCGAACCCATGATGCCGATTGGTTGCAGCACTATAAATAGTGTATTAGAGTCTCTCTAATATTCCTCCCTGTACCCTGCGCCTGCCTACTAGCTGAATACCCCATGAGGCAGGATTCTTTATAGACTATCCTGCTAAAAGTCTGTCGCTCTACGCTGCTTGCTTTATCTCTGGCAAATGTTTAGCAAAGCATTTCTTTTCTAAAGTTGCTCTATCTACTATTGTAATAGACTCATAATTACTATACTTATCAGATAACTTTGTATTTAGTTTAGTAACTACTTCAGTAAGTTGTTCAATAGGTAGATTAGAGTAGCTTGTTTTAAACTCTTTATCGTTTGTAGTAGCTATAACTACTTTATACGGTCTTTGTTCTAAATATCGTAGCTTCTTAGACATCTTGAACTCTGTAAGTTGTTTAGCTACTTTCTTAATTTCCTCTTCATGAGCTGCTTTATAAGCTTGTTGTTTAGCAATACTTTCTGCTTTATTGCTACCATATAGATTCTGTACCAATTCTTTATGGTATTTAGAATAAGGGCGTTCTTCTAATAACTGTTTTTTATCCTTTTTATCAGATACCTGTGTAGGTTTCTTAGGAATACTAGCTATACCTTTTTTAGTTTCATGATATTCCTTTCGTGCATTAGTAGCTTCAGGAGTCCATTTATAAGTATATATTTCTCGACTTACTACTTTACCATGACGACGAGTAGTTATAAATTCTTTTGTCATAGGTTTAATATTTTCTGACAAAAATATTCCTTTACTACACATAGCTTTATAATCTGAGGATTTAGTTAATCCGTAACGTTTCTGTAAGTTTTGCTGATATTTAGCATTTTTCTTATTTCTAGTTTCTTGATTCATAATAATTGATTTTAATAGTTAAAAACTAAAGGAAGCCAATAGGTTAATGTTTTAAGATTTCCCGTACGTACTCTCCCTATTGCTTCCTTATTATATTTTAAGCAGCTAAGCACATTGGAGCAGCAGAATCATCAAATTCTGTTTCTTCATTGAACTTAGTAAGTTTTTCTTTTAATTTCAGAATCTCTAAATCGAGTTCTTTTATTCGTGCTTTAACCCAGTTTGAAGTTAAAACTTCAGTCTTATTCAGAGCTTTTTTACCTTTCTTAGACTTAAGAACAGGATTCAAAGTTCGTATACGACTTAGATGTACTTTCATTTCTTGCAATTCACACAATTTAAATACATCCAATTGATTACAATCAGCTGGTAAATCACTAAACTTCTTTATACCCATATTGATACATAGTATCTTTAATTTAACAATTACTCGATCATCTGTAAGACCTTTAATTGTATTATAAAGTTCCTTTAAATCGTAAGTACGTTGATAATTACGATTTACTACATTCTCAATAGAAATAATATTCCAATACTTAGTAATATCTGCTGATAGTTTATCGCGCTTTTCAATAAATTTATTTGCTTTCATATATACTTGATTTTAATAATTTGACAATTAGTTAATTACATAGTATATTAGAAAGTCTACCTGTGTAGCTATTAGACCTATCAGAGTCTAATAACTTAAATATCAGCTATCTTCACAGACCGCTGATATGAATAACAATAAAATTAAGAAATAAGACAGATAAGATCAAAGAGTTAGTGCCTCTGTCACATCTCGATACGGCATCCGATTCTTCTTCTCTCGGCTTTCCAACACTTAGTTACCTTAGTAACATTATCAGAGGCAAGTAAGTAAGAGTATATACGAACCCAACCAATGTATATACTCTTACTGATTTTTATGTTGATTTTCAATTATTTTCTACTTCATACGAACCCAACCAATGTATATATTCGATTATAAATCTCCTTCAACATGTAAACTAACGGGTATTCTTTCATACCCAAAATCTATACAAGCATTTGCTACCCCAACCATTTTGCGCCGCTTGTTATTGTTACCCATATTTTTATCAAAGCCTGGGTCGTCTTTTGTAATATCATAGGTCAATTTCAATGGACTGTTTTCATCAAGTAATGTACAATAATACAATAATAACTCGATTACTTTTTCTTTTTCATCTTTCTTAAGTACTTTATCAATTGCTTCTGTCAGAAACCCAACCAAACCTGACTTATCGCAATTGTTACTTTCTACACCTGTGATGATAAAAGCTATTCTCTGTACTAAACTAAAAAAGTCTATTACGTAATAGGAGTTAAACCACTTATTTACCCAACCATATTTGTGGCGTCCTATTAATACTGTTCCATCGTGTCCAACTTTAATTGTTTTGCTCCCATCCATTAGCAAATTATTTTGAATACGAGGATCAGACATAATTAGCTGTAACATCTGCAAGTGATATGAATCTATTGGCTTTTTACTTGTTGCCATAGCTTTATGTACTTAAGATTAATTACTCGTCGATGCTCTTGTAGTAAGCAGTAGTGTCGTCCTTAGTAATCTTGTTGATCTGTTCCAGAGAAGCTCCCTGATTTGCTAATTCATCAATAAAATTATTAAGATCAGTCAAATTACTCTGATTCAACTGAGTGACAACTTCTGTTACCATTTTAACATTCCAGAACGGAGACCGTTCTCCAGTTGCTTCAAATTTCAAGATAGCATCTTGAACATCTTTCGGACCAGCTTTCAATACGATATCTACATCTGCCCGTAAATCAAACTGTAACTTTTCGTCATTATTAAACATAATAACAATCTTACCATTTGCAGTCCGCACGATATCTACGTTGAACAAATCAACAGTTTCAATCATATACTTCTTCATCGGATTTGCAAGTACAAGTCCTGGCATATCACCAGCCATTTTTTTCTTGTAATTCAAATCTAAATTATCACTTACGGGGATTGCCAACCGCCGACCAACTAAAGCCCGGCTAAATGCAATTACTTTAGTACGTAACTGTGTGATTTCTTGCTGAGTAAAACCTTCTGGATTTTTGAACACGCTTTCATATTTTGTTGTTTCCATAATTTCTCCTTTCTTGATTCCGTGGTTGATTCCACCTACGGAGTAAGTTAATACTAAGTTTATTTAAAAGTAAGCTATAGAGTTCTTTTATCTAAGTGGAATAGCGTCTAATATCTATTCGTTTTTAAAACTTAAAAACCACTTCTTGTATTCAAACAGTAAAACTCTATAACGAAATTCTGCTAAGATTTGATAAGTAATCTGAAAACTATAAGATAAGTCTTCATATTATTAATATTACTACTAGAACGTGATGTTATTACTTCACTCGGCATTCCCCGTAGGACTTTACTCATGAGACAGATGAGTCAGCCGTTCTTCATAAAATTATTAATACTAAACTATGAAAAGATATGTAATTCGACATCTGAAATCGAATGCTATGCTAGTTAATACCTAAAGAGGTACAACGGGACTCCAACGGTAGGAGATTTATACCCATCAAATAACATTATAAACTGAAAATATCTGAAATCGAATGCTATGCTAGTTTCTGATTGTTTAAAGAGCCTAACAGCAACTATAACGTGCTCTTTTTCCTATTATAGTAAGGAGTACTGTATATGATCCATAACCTACAACTGTTACTTCACTATCGGTAATACTTCTACCGAATTTTATTTTGAGCTGTTTATGTTTCAAAACACCCACTCTATAGCCTAATAGTTTATTCTAAGGCTGCGTGTACTTACGACTTTGTTCTTATTCTGCACATAATTTTAGGATTTCCACCTATCATCCTTTAATGTAAGGAATCAGCGTCACTTTACATATATTGTTGCGCAATATACTTTAAATGTTTCAAATGTCAGCAATTATATTGTACAGTCGAGGGTGGCTCGGATTTACTTTCACCATCTTATCGTTACTCGTCCTAAAACCTACCATTGAACTTCCTCATTAGTTAAGTTAAACATGTTAATTCTCTCATGATAGAGACTTCCTAAATAGATTTACATTCTGTCACTTCCCGTTAAGACTACTACTTAGTGCAATGCACAGATTTTTCTCCGGTCTGCTTCGTGTCCGTCTCTTAATGTGTCTGCTTCTCTTCAACCTGGGAGTAGGGCGATGCTCACTTTCACATATACTCTTAAGGATAGAGTATCTCACTTTGTGCAAATTTGATAAAACTCCAGTTATGCTTCTGGATAAAATCATTTAGTACTTCTAAGCTTTATGTCTTCTACTTAGTATTGAAATAGTGTTATTGCGCACTTCATCCGCTAGTTATCTTTATGTCCCTGTTGCAAAGCACTCTAGGTTTATACTCAGATAGATAACAACTGAGTTTATTATAATATTACTTGAACTCACATACTCCTTATTTCCTAAAGAGGTCCGTTGCAGGGTTCCTTATTTATTAATATTGGATCATTGCTACTCAGCCAATAGGCACACAATCTACTACTCACTTTGTCACTCTATCTCTCTATACTGGAATGTATAGTAATACAAGCTTAGGATTAGCTATGAACTGGTATCATAACATTGTGCATAGGCTTTACGCCTAATCCAGGTAATCTATCAATATCTTTTCAATAAGTAGTGCTATAATATTATAATTAAGTACCTTCGTATATACTATCTCTAAACTTATTAAGTTACAATATAACTGTTTAGACAAGTATAGAACACTATACTGACATTTTTATATAGTCTATGCTATAAAGGGGAGTTTGGAGCTACCCTAGAGCGTTATATGCTCGATAATGTTCAGCACGTAGTCTTGGACACTACGATTTGTTGGGCATCATCGTGTTTATTACTCCTTCTTGATTCAAACTATGATAAGTCTGCGAGTAACTTAAGAGGATTTCGTTCCCCTTGTACTGTTTAATTTTGTAGACTGCTCTCTACTAATTGCGTCTTCTGTTTCTGTCACCAGTCGGTTCTCACCAAAAACAAGAGGGTTGTACACGCTCTCCCTCTATCTTATTGCCTCTTCAGTTTATAGATAGTATATAAACACAATAAGTTATTATACTTTCAGTAATAGCCTATAGTTGTAGCTATACTCTATTCCTACTAATATTCTGTACTATCTTAATTTTAAGAAAGCAATCTAACCATTTACTTTCTAATCCTTTGATTTAGATATCTCTGGATATACACCATTATAGCTCTATAATCGCATTGGCTGTTCTAGTTGCGACTCAGATTTATCTTCTCTGATTGTTGTTGTTTCAGTCTTTGGAGAATATCCGTACAAGTGGTTTTATTCTCTTTAACTGATGGCAGTTCTCTTACCTTAATGTATTTAGGTACTTCCTTCTCTACAACAGAAGTTAGATAGATAATACTGTCTTTCTTTTTGATTTCAACATTGATATTTTGTTCTGGGTTGCTTTGTCCATTTAATTTTATAGCGTTATCGTTCAAATTAATATCAATATTAAAGTCTTTTGCCCGAGGTACATCTGTGAACTTCGGAATCACATACTCATGTGCGGTGGCAGTGTTTGTATAGTTAGTTACAAATCCTACATATCCACCGAAAGCTAGCATTGCTAGCGTAAATAAAACTGTTGGTTTTTTACTCATTTTGATAATGCGTTAATTGTTACTTTTTAGTAGCATACGCAGATTTCTCAATATAGAAAGTAAGAGGACTCAAAGAAGTTGATGTATACAAGCCAGATACTTTCTGCATTACTTGTTTCAACATCTTATCATTCATTTCTGCTCCATAAGCAATCCGCAGATTATTTACAGTCTTTATTGCTGAAATGTGTTTACCTTTAAGATTTAGACCCTTAATTTCCGGATATACAAGTTTGTCTTCATCTTTACCTTCGTTATTAGCAGAAGTAATAATACGATTGATCAGATCGTCATTAGTTCCACTAATTAATTGAGAATACCGTTTTGCTTCTTCTTCGTAGTTATTGTTCTTTGCAGTTTCATCAGCGATCTTTTTAGCTAAGAATACTTTCACAACATTAGCAACTTGCGCATCGTTGTATGTTGTTAATTGGTTCTTAAGCCAAGCATGAGATGCTAAAACTGACAAATTACCTGTAAGGTTACCCCAAATAGCATTTGCACAACCTTCAAGTAATGTAGCATTCCGTTTTGCTTCTTTCATCTTAAGCAATACAGTTGCTAATACTTGTGCTGGTTCTGCATCTTTGTCAAGTTTATAGGCTTCCCGTGCAAATTCAATCATATTTGTTACGTTCTTACCTATACCTCCTGACTTCTGCTTGTGCCGCATATTCATAATAGTACACATTGCTGCTACTTTCTGTTCATCTGTGACACATTCTTCAGGTTTTGGCATTTCCTGAACCTGCGGAACTTTAGCATCTTGTTCTAAAGCTTTCTGCATTTCAGGATTTGTCTTTGCGACAGCATCTTTGAAATTAATCTCGAGCTGTCCATCAGATGTTTTGCTAGGAAGCAAATTAACACCGAGGAACAAAGAAGCTGTTTCATTCAAATATGCAAACATTTCTTCGTTCACAGTAAAACCTTGTTCTTTTGCATCATTCTTGAATTGGTCATTCCATTTCTGAATTAATACAAACATCATAAGGTCTGCCTGTTTTCCTGTTGCTTGATACATTGCCCGATCGTCTTTAATCTCTTCACGGCGTTTCAGAATTGCATTCATCAGATCTACTGAATGATTTGCATCAATTCTGTCACTGTTTTGAGTTACGATATTAGGTGCGGGAGCTGCTACTGTTTTAATAGTAGGAGTATTACTGATATCAATTTCTTCAGCTTCTACTTCTTCTATCTTATCCTTCTTTGACTTCTGCTGTTTAGGTTTCTTTTCAGCAGGTGTAGATTTAGGATCTTCCTTCTTTGGTTCCTCAACTGATTTAGTTTCAGGAACTTCAGCAGGAATAGGATTCTTAATTCCTTCCTTAATCCGTTTGACGTCAATTCCGTCTCCCTTCTTTACGTTAGATACTGGGAAGAGAACACTAGTCGTTTCACTAGTTTCATTATTCTTCCACTCGGCTTTGATATTTTCAATGCCTTTATCATCTTTCTCAATCTTAAGAGAAAGTAAACTCATATAAGGTGATTTTGTGCACAACATATGAGTTTCATATGCTGATTTGCCCATCGGAGTCTGATAAACACCACCTTTCTTTTGTCCAGCAGGTTTTTGTTCAGGCTTCTTTTCCTCTGGCTTAGGATCTTCTACTTTAGCTGAAGCTTCTACTGCTTCTTTAGCTTTTTTCAACGCTTCTAAGTTTCTTGCTGCTTTTGCACTTGGAGTCTTTCCACCTTTATTTCTTTTTGCCATATTGATTATGATTTTAAATAAATTAATAACTTAACAATTAATACACTCAAATTATGAAATTGAGTATAGTCAACTGTCATCTTCTATCTCTGCATTGTTAGGCATGGTAGGTATATCTTCTCTATCAGTTGTTACTAACGTCTCACCTCCGTCTTCCTGACCCATTTCATAAGATTGGTTATCTACTGTCCCTACAAAAGCAGTAGAACCTTGAAATGTGGGATTAGGAGCCATAGTAACAACTAACTCTTGAGAAGGAGTATCTGAGGTATTTGCAACTACCTTTTTTACTCCAGTACCTACAACAAAGCCTAGTAAAAGTACGCATACTAAGAATACGTACAAACCAGCACTTTTACACATTCTAGAAATGATAAAAGATGCTAATGCTCCTAAAAGGAGTAAACAAAAACTAGTCATATTGTTGAAAGTGTTTGTTAATAATCTGTTTTCTGTTTAAGTTTTTGTCTTGCTTTGTTTAAATCACCTTTTACAGCTAATTCATTCATTGCAAGCTTATTGGCTATCTCTTTATAAGATAAACCGTCTATACGAGCATTAATTAAATCTCTATACTTTCTCTTAAGAGTAGGTATAGCTTGTAAGACTATATCTAACTTCTCTTTTAGAATTAAGTCTTCTTCAGGACTTCTTTCTAAAGCAGATAATTGAATTGGATTTTCATCCTCATCAACATAGTTATTTAATTGCTCTTTTTTGTTTCTACGTATATAGTCTATTGATGCATTAACAGCAATAGTCTTTAACCACATATTAAATGAAATATGTTGAGTATACATAGATAATTTCTCATAAGCTTTAGTAAATACTACTGATGTTAAATCATCAGCAACATCTGTATTCTTAACTACACCCATAATAGTGTACCAAATATCAGTTTTATACTTATAGTATAACTTACTAAATGCTTTTTGAGAACCTTGTTTAGCTTGCTCCACTAGATCTATTATTTCTTGTGTCATATAGCTAAATTTTAGTGGATTGTAGTTAACCCAATAACTACAATCCTTAAATTCAGAAGGGAAGTTTTATAATTTCTTTGCAATAATAATTATTTACTGCTAGACATCTTTTATAGAATACATCTGAGATATGTTCTCTCCATTCTTCTTTCTCTTCTTCATTGAGAGGATATGCCATTTTCAATGACATATTAATAGCAATCCTTACTCTTACTAATCTAGTCTGAAGACTTAATATTTTATCTTCTAATAGATTGTTAAGAATATCCATCCACAGTCTTCTATTTATCCACTTATTGATACTTAGACAAGTGTTACTAGTAACTATCTTAGATTTTAAATTAGGTGGTATATTTGCCCAATCATCTAATACACTATCTGCATATCCTAATACTTTAGTATCAAAATTAGCAGAAGATACAATCTTGTCTAAAGTAAACCTATAAGGTTCCTCTAATTCAGCATTGAGTGCTTCAATAAGTCTCTTAAAATCGCTCATTATGGTTCTCTGTTTAGTGCTTTACAAATTACAGTGAATACATAGTTAGCTTGAGACATTTTTAGGCTGTATTTCTTCTTTAAATGCAGTTTAGTTCTTACTTTAGCTTGTTCTATACCATATAATGGTAAAGTTGATTTATAGTAAGCAATACCTTCTTCGATGATTTTATCTTTTCTAGAATCTTCTCCTAAGCCTTCTAGAGTCTGTAAATCACCAATACCTACATTATCAACTACTTCAGTAATAGATGGTAATGCAAATGTATACTTTTCAGGATACATCATAATATCTACTACTTCAGGACTGTCTTTAGTAAGATCTTTAGCTTTACCATTCTGTTTAAAGTAATTAAGATCAATTGCACCTACTACTTCTAATAATGGTTCTACTCCGCTTAAAAGGAGCAATACATTAGTTTCTGGACCTTGTGCGATCCACATACCTGCTTTTAACATAATCCTTTTGTTTTAAGTATTTTGATAAATTCATTTTTGAATCTCTTTACTACAACTGCTGCATCCATTGGGCTAATGTTGAATTCAGAAGCTACTTTCTTTCTGAATTCCATCTCTCCACTGCATTGCTGCATTACTTCTTGTAGTCTTTCTCGCTCTCCTAGTTCAGTCCAGCGAACATATTGAACAATTTCCATGTTAATTCATTTGATGTTCAAGATCTTTAATTTTATTATAGATGCCTACCCAATATATCAAGCCTTCTTTACTCTTTTCAGCTTGAAACATTTCATAGATTTTGCATCTATTGTATCCGACTGTAATGTTATGTACACCACGTCGCCAACCTCTACCTCCCTTCATTACTGATGGAGTTGATTCATATACATACTCAATGAACGCAGTAAGTTTACGTTCTCTTGTAAGAACAATTTCCCAAGTTTTAGGCAATTTATTCCTAATAAAACCTCTTAAGCCTTTTTTATTCATGTTTATATTTAAATTTTGTTTCTTTATATCCGAAGTGACATCTGATTGTATATATTGTATTGCTAATAGTACCATTAATTAAAATAAGTTCTATCCTTTTTATTGATCTATCAATGTAATATATATCATTGATATAGCAATTAATAATACATAGATATGGTCCTTCTCTTTCTGGATTACTGGTAATGTATATTCTTGCTTTGTACGTACTGGGATCTGAAGTTCTTATTTGTTGCTGTTTAGATATTCTATATAGTTCTACTAATTCACTCCTTATACAAGATAAAATAGTATCTTTACTATAGATATTGTCTTCTTTTTTATTCTTTTTATGCCGACCACGATTCATAAGTAGTTTCTTTAATTGAAGATTGAAGTCTTTCTATAGCTGCTAATAAAGTATCTATTCTTATTGCTACTTCTGTATCTCTAACAAAATGTTTGATATGTTTTAGATTAGTAATCATACCTGCTAAAAGCATAAGAGATAAGTTCCTTCTACTTGCCTTTAATTGATTTAAAGTCTTTTTCATCTACAAAATGTTTTTAAGTATTGTTCATAATGTTTCTTTTCATTTATTGAAGCTAAAGCATCTAATTGATTATAATTCTTTTTAGTTAAAGTAAAATCATAATCTAACAATGCTTCTTTTAGACTATAAAATACATTATAATCAAACAAATCTCTATTACTTATTTTGATTTGTTCAATGAGAGATGTTTCAAATATAGCTAGTAATCTTAGAATATATTTATTATTCTTTTTAACTGCTAGTCACAAACCTTTACTTCCTTTACTATAATCTAAAGGAATGATTGCTGTTTTGTTATAATCTATTTTCATACTCTAAAATTTGTTTTATAATACTTTTTAATGATTCTTACAGTTTCATCAAATTCTTCTTTATTATCAAAAACATTACAAAAAGTATAATTGTTTTTATTTAAGAATATAGGATGAAAATAAGCTACAAAGAATGTTTTAAATAATCTACTCTTTTTAATAGGAATTAAATTATCTAAAGTAATATCGCTAGTTATACTTACTACCCAAGCAATATTTAGCTCAGTATCTATTTTATAGATTACTCCATAATGTTCACACCCTCCTATTTTTGCTCTGATAATATCATATTTTTGTAAAGGTATCTGATCTACACCTTGACCTAATATTTCTGTAGGTAAAACTATATTTTGTTTAGGAACACATGAAGATTGTTCTACTAAACTATTGATAGATAAAGATGAATTAAATGCATCTACTATACTTATTACATCTAATATTTTATTATCATCTGTATTTTTTAATTTAGAAGATGCTTTAGATCTTATAGAATTTAAAAAGTTCTGTTTTTCATCAGCAGTCTTTTCCTTTAATAAATTTAATATACTCATACTTTTTGTTTTTAATTTTGATAATATTTGTTTACGGAGCGGGACTCGAACCCGCACTCTTCAGTATTGTCTACCTGTGTCTATCCATTTGCACGATCCGTAACCTGCTTTTTACGACATTAGCTTAGCCGTTGACTTAACGTATCACGCTGCGATACGAGTATAGTCTGTTACAAAAGATTTGTCATTTCTGACGTTATTGACCTATTCATTACTGTTTCTGCCAATCAATACATATATACCCCCTTGTTATTATTTTATAGTGGAGGTAGAGCCGGCGAAAGCTCGTCTTGCTCAGGCATATAATGACCTAACAGTCAATATACTTTTATTTCTATAGGATTATCTCCAAAACACATATTTCTTTTATCAAATGGTACATAATGAGTATATAAGAATCCTGCATCATTAAATAGTTTAGCCGTACCTATTGGTACACTAATAGAATTATTATGTTTTGGATCTATCCACCAACTTCTTTTTGTTGTTTCATGAACATATCTAACAGGTTTATTATAGAATAGATGTTCACCCCACATATCTGCTGCAATATAGCTCATGATAAATAATTTTAAGTTGTAAATATAAAGAGTTTTGCACACCTCTGCGCCTTCATATCCTGGCAGATCGGATAACGCCTCAATTAGAGAGATATACATCATACACGAGTTTTCATATATCATTGGGTTGATATAATAGTGCAATATACTCTTTTAGTAGTATAGAGAGCGATCAAACTCTCTATACTTAATATGTAATTCTAAAGTAATAGTATACACTGTTGATTATGAGCATAAAAGCATTAAATCTAGTATATAATAGCATAAAGCCGCTATTACTTTAGAATTTATAGTCTTTGACAGAATACATATTATACCAAGTGCTCATCTAGCAAGCTAGAGACTCGATTGAAATATAGACATAAAGTACTATATGTATATGTATTTTGATATACTTACTGTTTTTCGTCTATGAGACTATCCTTTATTTGTTAGCATAAAAGCATTTAAATAAAGAATGATCTATTTATAGCACATGATCAGTAGGCATAATATCCTATTACTAGCATAAAAGCATTGAATAGAACTGTCAATTCAGTTCATGTTGCCCCGAACTCCTCAATGCGACAATGCGACTTATATAGTTTGCAGGGTTCATATTTATTCTATTTAGCATAAAAGCATTTAGAATTTGGATGTTGATTAAAGATAGATATTTTCGTATCTTGAACCAAAGATTTCTTCTTTCGCTTTTGCGATAGCGTCATCTTTCTTGTCTGTAAGTTCTGAATACTTTTTGTCCCAAGCTTTGTAATCACCAGTAGCTTCAAATTCAGCTTGAGCTTTCTTCAGTTCTTCAGAAAAGTCCTTCATAATGTTCTTATGTTTTGATGCAAAACGTCCGTTTCTTTCAGCTTTAGAAACAGCTTTGTCACATTCTTTGATTCTACGTTTTACTTCCATAGAATCACGTTCTAACTGTTCTTGTTGTATCTGTTTCTTAGCTTCTGCAACTGCTGCCGCTTCAACTTTACCGTCTTTTTCTTCTTGAGCTTTCATTCCAGCTTCAAAGTTATAACCTCCATCAGTTGCTTTGTCACATAACATTGTTGCACCTAACATAATTCCTACAAGATTCATAAAATTCTTCATAATTCTTTTGATTTTAATTGTTAATAATTGATTTATTTAAGTGAATGAATTAACCCCATAAAGTATCTGATAAATGTCTGCGATAGATTTCATCTCTTTCTTCTCGAATATCTATCTGCATTTGAATAATGATACTTATTAGTTCTTCTTTTGTTTTCTTTTCTAGTTCTTCTTTTGTCCACATAATAATAAAGAAATAGAAAGTTATACTATCTATTCGTACGCCTTATTTGATAGCTAGCCCTTTTCCTTCTCCTGACCTTAAATAAGGTTGACCGTTGTATAGTCCGTAGGTATTAATCACCTTTAGGGGTCTGGCGTTATAACCTTCTGTGTTGATTGGATTCTATCATAACTACTTAATTAGTAATTCTTAGTTAAACAATAGCTCTTTCCCTTTTATACGGTTGCATTTTAGAATGTCTAACTCTCTTTTTAGACTGATATTCAGCTACTTTTCCTGATTGCTTAGAACCTGGAAAATGAGATTCTTTATAGGTCTTTCCCATGATTATAACACTCTAATTGCTTGTACTAAAAGGTCAAAGATATAAGCGCATCCCTTTTTGTTGAGATACTCAATTGTAACTTCTTTTTCATCCAGCATCATTTCAATTTGTGGTCTAGTTAACTTACCATCTTCAATTAATTTCCAAAAATTGGCATTAATTGCAGCGATATTCGTTAGACCAGCTGCTGTACACACAGTAATAACATCTTTCAAGATGTTTTCAATCATTTGTTTATTTGAAGAACTAGTTACAAATTTACTTGTTTCAAGTATTTCTGTATGTACTTCTGATAAACCAAGTTTTTTAGCCATAAGAGCTACTGCTGTTACAATACTTTCCTGATTGATTGATGCAGGAATTCCAATAATTACAAAGTTTGAAGATTTCATTTGATATGAATTTAAAGTTGTTTATAAATTTCTTGACTATAGTACTTACCACATCTTTCACAGTAAGTTCTTTTAGTAATAGGAATATTTAATTCATTGTTATTAGGCTCATTTTTCCATTTGTGCCCATGAATTAAACATTGTGAACGTAATGCAACTTCTTTCTGCCGTTTAGGATTATCTAATAATTCTAATTCAGCAAGTCGCTTGATGTTACTATGATAGGCTTTTAGCCTTCTGTAACTACTGATTTTCAGTTTGATTTTCTTAAAAATATTCATTCTTTCATATTTAATAGTTTTAATTATACAATATTTTGAGGACGTCTAGCTGCAACTAGATGGTTTTATCAATCTTAATTATATATTAACACACAATTTTTACTGTACGCTTACAGTAAATAAAGAAGGTATGTAACAGTTTATACAATATATTGCAGTATATTGCAGGCTTGACGATTCACATCGTTGTGTAACTTCTACACTAATACAGCTTAATTGAAATACTAATTAAAATGACTCTCACTTAGTTTTAACTCATAAGCAGATATAGCTGTCAAACTAATTTTATTGGAGTACATGATTTTAACGTCTGCACTAATACTAATCTCCTCCACCTACCTTCAGACGACAGTAACACTGCCATCTAAAATGATTAGATATAAGCCCCACATGTTTGTCACTGATTCTCACAGTAAGGAGGCAGCTGCATCTATTCTCACGAACCAATACAGCTTTATCTGATGATATTTAAAATCCTATTTTCTTCTTTATAGAATCATCTTTTTTACAAAACATTATAGTAGCTAAGTATTGTGAATCTGTTGCAAATAAATGAGTATGTGCTTCATCTTCACTATAATTCTCAAGCTTTTCTAATTCTTTGTTTACTCTAGTTTCATATTGCTCTAGAGATTCATCTTCGTGTTTTAACACTAATTTTCTAATGTACTGCGGCATGAATTGAGTCACTATTAAGTTGTGGTAATGAGGACCTTGGCATACTATCTGGTATATATTCTTTTTGTATATCCATACTCCTCTTTATTAATTTATCATAAAAGTCTTTGTTACTAATATAAATAGAAACAATTTCATGATTTGATAAATCTGTACCTTTAGTTACAAGTATTTGAGTTAGTACTTGTTCTGGTATAACTAAGAACACACTATCTACATACTTATCTAATCTCATACTTTCACGCCATTGTAGCACTTCTTGTACTGTTGGTGCTACTACTTGTTCAATTGTGTCCGTTTCAGGGATTTGTTTTTCTTTAGGACTACGAGGTCTTGCACAACTGATAAAAATTGCTAATGCTACTATTGCTGCGATTAGCCAAAATACATATTTGTTTTTCATTTTTGATAAATGTTTTTAAGTTAATACTAAGTATATAAATGCTATCAATATTGCATCTATTACAATTAATACTCTTGTAACTGGATGTGTTTCATACCAATTTTCAAACTTATCCCACCATATATCTGCTAAATCAGCTTGGTTTGATTTCTTTGTATCCATCGTCTTTATCTTTATATCCACTACCAAGTGTATATACAAAAGATAATACGCAGAATATAAATAGTGCGATTATCACTACTTTAGAGTAATACCAATAATTCCAATAATCGGTATATAACAGTCCGTACACTTCTTCATCAAAGAAATATATTCCTTGATGTTCAATAATCATCACAGCTGCAAATAATGCAGTTATGAGTCCAAATAAAAAATACATTAACTTTTGCATAATAATTATTTATTGATTAAATACTATTTGCTATAAATACCAGTGTTGTTACCATTGTTAATAATACTAATAAGTATACTAATAATTCGATAGTAATAACAATGCGCCAGAATCGCTCATTTCCCATATACTTTTATATTTATCATTAAGTCCTTTCCAAAAATCATATCCTTCTTTTGTACAATCCCATGCAAATGTACATTCGATTGCTGCATAAGGATCCCTTAATTTTGTATAAAGACATGATAGATTTATACTATGAACGATTGCATATTTACTAGTATTATCTAGAAATCTATCTAATACTCTTTCTTTAATAAGAAAAGTAAGTAATAGATATGGCATATTAAATAATATTTGCCTTCTAGCTTTTTGTTTCTTTGTTAGTTTTTTCATTGATTGAATTGTACCTTTTTATGAACTTTAAATGTTACTTCAGTATCACTCTTAATTTCAATAGTAAAATGAGGAGATGATTTACTATCTATTCTTCGTTTGATCCATTTAACTACGTAATCCGCAGTTAATACTTCAAATTGCAAATAGCTACGCCATTTTCCACTCTTACCGATGTGTAGTTTTAGATTTCCTCTGTCAATATTAGTAACAGGGTTAACACGACTTTGTTTTGAGTTAACTAATTTAGCTACTACTATGTCGCCGATTTTAAGATTTTGAAATTGTTCTAATGTCATATCTTTTTTTAGTTTATTGATTAAACATATAAAGGAGACAGCTAATGCTGTCTCCTACTATTTACGCATAGTTACGTTGTCACTCTTTGTTCATCCAGTGACAGATGCTCAGAACTATTTTTCAAATCTAAAATAGTGAAAACTCCTTCATACTGAGTTTAGATAGTGCTTATACAAATCGTATCACACACTACGATGATACTATTAATTACGTAATCAGGCTCTGTGTCTATATACAGGCTTGCCACTGCTTTTCTAGCCACATTAAAATTACGCAATAAAGAACTCTAGATTAGTTTGAACACATCTAACTAATAATTCATACTTTCTGATAAAGTGTTTTCTGGTTTTCATAATTTTAACTTTTAATATTATTTGTTAGATTAAAGTCTGCAATAATATTTTTTACTACAGGTATGAATTCATTATCATATCGTAAAATTATACGATGTTGAGTATCTCCTATTTCTCCTATTTCTTGATTTATGTATTTTATAAGATCAATTTTTGGATTTTCTTCAATAGCTTCTGTGAAGCATTCAAATGTTTCTTGTGATATATTATCATTATCGTTGATAATGATATCTAAAATTGTATACCTTAGCATTTTATTTCAATTTTGATTCCGTATTTAAGTTTAATTTTTCCACATTTAGAACATCTGTATATGAATATATCTGAATATGTATGAAATTCTTTTGTTTCACCTATTAGATGATAATCGTGTTTACAGATAAATCTTTGATAAAACTTTTTGATAAATCCTTTCATATATATAGTTTTAAGTTAATAATCAGTTTAAAACACTACTATCTTCACAGACTGTAGTGTATGGTTAAGTAATAATAAAGTAAAGGATAGTATGGCTGTATCCTTACAATATAGAAATAAACGATTAGCATTTTTACACCTGCGCTAATACTTTAGTTAAGAAACTGGTATCCTCTTTTAGTATATAATCTGCTTCAGGTATGATGCAATAATCGCAAATAAGTGTACTATCAATTTGATACCATTCATCATATAAATCTCCAGTTATAGGATCATTTTCAACAGTATGTTGTATTTCAATAGCCATAATACGGTTCTGTACGTAAAGGTAGTAAATATCATTAAAGTTATTTAATACATAAGCTGGCATAATAACTTCGTTGGCTTTACATAATATTACTGTACCACTACAAATTTTAGATAAATCACTTATTATTTCCATTTTTATTTATATGATTGTTTATTTGTTTAGTTACTATAAAGATAATCAAATCTAAATAGCATTGTTGATTCTACTAAGAGATAATATTACTATTGTTTTAAATATTATTGTATCAATCTTTATCGTTATATTTTGCATACGTATATAGTCATACATATTTGTTATTGCTGCAAAATCGTCTACATTTTTAATAAATGTGATTAATACAAATAATATAAATATTGATATAGCGCAACATCCTAGTAATATTATGTTTTGCGTTATAATATTTATAAGCTTTATCATATTTTTTGTTTATATTAAGTCCCATTCGATTAATGCTTCGATTGGTGACATACCTTGTTTGATGCATTCGGTTACTTCTGCTTCAAGATGATATTCTTTTGCAATAGCAATAGCTTCATCAATGTTAATCTGATGGTTCATTATGTTTGTTATTATGGTTACTAATATGTAATATTATTTTGTATATTACTATTACTGTTATTATAGCAAATATTACTCTTCCATAATCTTCTAAAGTCATGTTAGAGTCTGAGTAGTATATATGGCATAACATAGGAATGATGTTAGGTTAGGCTATATATTAATATAATAAGGAAGATGCTGGAGGAATTAATCCTCCAGTTCTTCAGTCTGTTGTAACAGACTCTCAAGCTCCTCCTTCGATACATCGAAGAGTACGAATTTACGATAATCATCGTAAAATCCTGGGTTTTTGAAGAAGCTTTCAGCTCTGTCAAAACCCCTCTGTACAGCTCTATCGACAGTAGCTTGCGTGCTGTCAGATTCTTCACATACGCAGTATGTACTTCTAATGACTCTGTCATTAACCTTGTAAGGCGCATGACTCACACTTATCAATTTATACTTCTCTTGAAGTTTAATTGGTTCTTTAAGTAAAGTCACTTTACGTGTCCCATCTTCAGAATAGGTTAAATCTGTAAGATTTAACTGATTCATAAGTGTTTTATCGTTAGGATCGAGGAATAAAGAGTAATTCGAGCGAATAGCTAGAATTGCTTCTTTTTTCAAAAGTACGTTTGCGTACTTACGTCCATCTGTAGATGTACCAGTTGCGATAGCAACTGCGTAAACATCACCTTCATGTTCAACTTTGAATTTCATATGCTAATATTGTTTTAGTGAGATTTATCGAACGTTTAACCAAAGTGCACGGGGTCTTCCCGCGCAACGAGGTTACAGGGGTCTTGTTTAGGGATAGCTTCACGCACACAGATTTCTTCACCAAAAAAATTTTTTATATATTTTTATTTTAAATAATGTTAAAAAATAGCTATTAAACTTAAATAAATATTCATAATAAATGTTAATAATAATAACCAATATAGTTAAATATACGTTACTGTATACAGTAGATACAGTTAAATACAGTGTGAATATGAATTACTACTTTATAAGACAAAGAGATCAACAGTATTCTAATTGTCTTTACTTAAGTAAGATAAGTAGGAACTATAAGTTAAATGATAATTATAGATCCTTTACTTTACCAGGACAAATAGAATATACTTTCTCTGAAGATTTATATAAACAGTTTAAGAAAGAAATAAATACAGTTAAATGACAGAATTTACTGCACTATGTTTAGTAGGTATGTTAGGATGTCTAGCTTATATCATACTAAATAAATTAACAAAGTAATGTGCCCTAAGTACACGGGATCGTAGTACGTTCCACGCTTAAAGAAGTTACCATAAGGTAGAAGCGCACCAGGGAATCCTAATCGTAAGTAGGCTCAGTTTAGCTACCTTTCTGACGGTCTTTGAATAAAAAGGTAGCCCCTAAAACGGTATTACTATGGAAAAGAACGAACAAAAAAAAGCAGATAGAATTGAGTATGTTTTCAGGAATAAAACTTATATAGCTACTCCTGAGCTTAGTAAAGGTTGTTGTGTAGGTTGTGCGTTTGTTAATAATATGAACTGCGCTAACTTTAAAGATAGAATGGACATCTGCCATAAAGGATATATTTTTAAGCGTAAATTTAATCACATAGATGAGTAACCTTACTTTACTTACTGCGTTAATAGATATTATAAAGTAAATATTATGGAAGATAAAGTACTAGAAACAGTGGTAAACGGATTGGAATATAGTTTTGAAAAAGATATTTTAGTAAAACCTTTAACTCCTATTATGGTTACTAAAGAGTATACTGAACAAATCCCTACTGGGGAAAAGGATGAAGAAGGTTTTAATAAGTATGAAGTAAAGACTCATACTAAAGAAGTTGAATCAGATTTTGCAAAAGGTATTGTTCTATCTATTCCAATCGGTACTGATAGTACCATTAAGGTTGGTGATACTATAGTATACCCTAAGAAATTTGCTAAAGACTTTGATCTATTTAAAGACTCACAATTAGTTAAACCATACGACGTTGTAGCTAAAGTCGTTAAATAAGCTATCATTCACGAATTGAATGTTTTATTTTAGAGTATTAAGTCGCTGCCCTGCCATCAAAGCAGGGCATTCTTTTTGCTATTACTTTACTAAACATTAATAAATGTTAAATATTTAAACACTTATTGTGTTAATACGTTTTAAGGGCATTATGGGAACAATAATAATAGTACTTGTAAGTGTTATTGGTTTTGGTACTCTTACTTATCGTCAAGGAAAGAAAGAAGGTTATGACCAAGGTAGAATTGATGGTTATGAAGAGTGTAAACAAAACTTTAATAAGATACAAGAATTTAAACAAAAGATATTAAATAAAAAGTTAGACATATGGAAGGATACAAAGTAATTAAGGATTTTAGCTTCGCTGAAAAAGGTGATGTGTTTACTAAAGTTGAAGATTTAAACTTGTGGGAACTTCAGAAATCTGAAGTAATATCAGATACAGAAACTTATACTTCAATGGCATTTGATTCTTCTACTATGGAAGAACTAGCTAACAAAGATTATGTAATCTGGTATAGTGAAGAAGTAGAAAAAGATAATAATGAGGATGAATGTGAATGCTGTTGTAATAAGTTAGAGAAAGTAAAAGAATACGTTAATACTTTGATTGATACATATACTAAAGATTATAATGAACTGATGAAGGATTATAATGAAGGTAACGTGCAGCAATGTGTTAAAGTAGAAGCAGAAACTGTATACCACAATTTAAATAAAGTTCTCAATAGTATTAAAGATTTGTTAGATGAATAAATTAGTAAAAACTGTTAATAAAGGCAATCTTTACTATGAATACCTTAACGCTTTAAATGGTATACTACAACTTACAAACAGGGAATTGGAGTTACTTACTAAGTTCGTTGAATTAGATGTGAACTTTACTCCAATACCTGGTGTAAGTAAGAATGTAGCCAATACTGATAATCGTAGGATGATTAAAAGTACTATGGGTATTACTCCTGATAACTTAAGTAGATATATAAGTAAGTTCAAGAAAGAGGGTCTTTTAGTACAGGGAAAAGCAGAAGATGAATTAGTAGTTAATAAGATACTGATTCCAGAGATAATAAAAGATAGGGTACAAATAACATTAATACTAAGAGTAAATGAGTAAGATAGAATATAAATTATACAGTGATGGTTGTATATGTAAAGTAAAATATTATAATTGGTTCAAGTCTGTTATTAGATTTATATTAAATAAAAACGATTATGAATATACTTTATATGTACCTAAAAAGGTATATAATGGTAAAGAAGAAGCCAAACTGCTTAATTTACTTAGAAGAAATCGTCATTTAGATAACTTAGATAATAAGGATATGGCAGTATTAGTAAATGCAGTTAGACCTAATACTTTTAAAGAATCAATTGAAGAAGTAGAAACTAATAAATATTATTTTGATGCAGCAACAAAAGAAGATATCAATTTACTCAAGTCTAGCAAATAAATATAATTTACCTTATCCTGTTATAGAAGTAATATGTAATAGTCCATTTAAGTTTGCTAAAGAAGTAATGTCAAATAATGAAGATACTAAAGATATTATGTTTGCTTACTTATTTAAACTTAAATTAAAAAAGAGATATAAAGAAACAAAATGAGACAGTTTATTGAAGAATGCTTGACACCTAATTATAAGATTCACTGGTTAGATTCTATTTACTTTGATCCTGTATTACTTAACAATATACAGATGTATATAGCAATTAGTGATAGTAGACTATTAAGAATATGATACTAAGAAGATTTGATAATATATATCCTAGAACATTTTGGATAGCTGTAATAGAAAAGGAAGAAGATATATACACAATACTGAAAAAATTCACAATATACGACGTATTGCCAGGTTTCAATAGAGTACGAAAAGAAGCCAAAGAAGAAATGTTAAATGCGTACGATGGAGACGCTATTGCAGAATGTAGACCTGTTATGTTAAACAGTAGTTCTGAAACGGGTATTATTTGCATAATATATAGACCTAATGAAGTAGATGGTTCGCATATAGCACACGAATCAGTTCACATAACTGATTATTACTTTGAAGTTACAGGTATGTATGGTGAAGATTTCTCAGGTGGTGGTAACGAAGGGTATGCGTATTTAGTTGGCTGGGCTGCTGGATGTTTTATTAAAGTAATGAAAGAATATGGAAAGACAGAGTAAAGAAGATTCATTAGCTCTATGGGAATTTGAGAAGAACAACGTTAAACAATTTGGATCTAATATCAGCGAAGAGTTAAAAGAGTTAATGGAAGTTGCAGATAAGAAGATCAATAACTATTCCTTAACATACAATGAATTCATGGATGATATTCTAGAAGGTTTAGCTAAGTTGAAAGATACGGACAGCATTGAAACTAGACAGCTACAGATAAAAGGATTGTACAATTGTTTAACTAATAAGTATATTGAAGATGGAGAATGATGGTAAGAAATATGATTGTGGTAAAGTAAGAATGGATCTAGTTCCATTAGATGTTGTTGAAAACATTGGTAAGGTACTTACTTACGGAGCTCAGAAATACTCAGATAACAGTTGGCAAAACCTTCCAGATTTTTGGAAAAGATATAAAGCAGCATTACTAAGGCATCTTACTGCTATAGACAAAGGAGAATTAATAGATCCTGAAAGTGGACTACCTCATATAGATCATGTACTTTGTAATACAGTATTCTTAGATTGGGGATTTCATCATGGTAAAGCAATTAGTATTAATACAAAAGATATTGAACAAGATGAATAATTTAGAAGCTATTTGGTGGGAAACATAGGATATAGATGTAAATAAAAATCGTATCGGTAATCCTACTTTACACGTTCACTTAATACGTAAAAATGAAGAAGGTATTACTCATGGAATTGTACACTCTAAAGAAATTACACAAGGTCTTAATGTTGACACAACTAAGAATGAAATAATTAAAGAGATAGTAGAAGTTTTAGAAGAGAGTTATAGAAAAGTAGAAAAAGAATTATGGAACAGTTGAAATTTAAAAAGTTAGATTACTCAGTAAAGAAAGAAGACGGTACAGAAGAGATTAAGAAGTCTGAAGGTAAGTTGCCTACTAGAGCTACAGCAGGAGATGCTGGATTGGATCTGTATGCTACTCGTATTACTCAAGAAGTAGATAATAGCGGAAAGTTAGTACTTGTATATCATACTGATTTAGCGGTAGAGATTCCTGAAGGATATTGTGGCTTACTTATGATGAAGTCTTCAATTAGTAAACGTTCTATAGCTTTAACAAATGGAGTAGGTCTAATAGATACTGGATATCGTGGAGAGTTGATGGCTAAATTTAAAGTAACTACAGATGCTATTCCTACAGTATATACTATAGATGAACCATTTGCTCAATTAGTTATTGTACCTTGTTCTATATTAGAACCCACTTTAGTAGAAGAGCTAAGTGAAACTGAAAGAGGAGAAAAAGGATTTGGAGAAGTTACAGCAGAACAAAATAATGAAAATAAATAATAAGAATATGAAAGAACTTAATATTACAATTACTCCAGTGAGTGCATCAGGTGTTGGAAATTTTATTGATGTTAACATTAACGGATTGCCTTACAGAACAGAAACTGTACAAGGTGAATTTACCGAAGAAGTAATGAAGCAGTCTATTGAAAAGTTGATGCCTACTATTCCTGCTGAACAACGAGAAGAAGTAGAATTGAAATTCTATCAACTGTTAGATGCTATTGCTAATACTAAAGCTGAAGAAGAGTATAGAGCTCAGCACCCTGAAGAGTTTATGCCAGAGAATTTTGAACCTAGTGTTGAAGAAGTAACTGATGAAATTATTTGATATAAATGGTGGTAAAGTAGTAATACACCCTGATGCTTTAGGTCTCCCATTCTTTAAAAAGTTATGGGAGGCTGATAAGCCAGATAAAACACAAGCTACAAATGTAATAAGTTATATAGTACTTATGTGGTATTTTAAATCTCCATATGTACTTCAGTTAGAACCAGATATCAGAGAAAAGAAGCTTAAGTAGTTATACTTTGGTGATGAGAATTATAATCTTACAGTAGAAGAGAAGTCCTGTGAAGATGATTATAAGAAGCTAATATACACTAGGAATCTGAGGATGCTGGATAGTATGAGAAACAAAGTAGATACTATTAGTAAGTATTACGAAGATTCTCTAGAAGAGCAACTAGATGAAAAGAAGATTAAAGATCTATTAGCTGGTATGGAAAAAGTAAAAGCTACTTTTCAAACGCTAGATTTTCTCGAAAAGGCAGTTAAAGCTGAAGAAGTTAGTACTACTAAAGTACGTGGAGATGCTCAGATTAATCCTTATGAATTAGCTTAATTTGTACAAATTATACACAAGTTTATAACAATAAATTAATAGGTACGTTATATGAATATAAATAAAGAAACTATGAAGAAAGTACTTGATTTAACAAAATGTAATAGCACTGAAGAGATTTGTGATGTGCTTGAGAAAGAAATTGATAACAAACAAAAAGCAAATAAAGCAGCTAAAGAAGCTAGTGAGTCTTTGATTGAAGAATATAAGAAAGAAGCAGTAGCTGAACCTAAGAAGAAAGGTATTATTAAGCGTACTATTCATTGGCTAAAGAGTTTGTTTAAGAAATAATCTCGTTGAACTGATAGAGAGGTCTGACAGGGACAGACATTAAATATTCCCTGGCATATTGCCCTATGGTGTAGTGGTAGCACGAGAGGCTCTAACCCTCTAGGTCCGGGTTCGATTCGGTGGTAGGGCGACTAATTAAAATACAAATGTTATGGATAATAAACCAAAAGAAGATAAACTAATGGTTATTACACTTGATAACTCAAATCCAAAATCTAAGATATATTGGAAAGAAGAAGATTATAATATCTTTAAAAAGATGTGCGATGATTTAATAACTAAATATTTTGGTGATACTATAAATTATCCTTTAGATATGCTTACTTTAGAAACAGAAGAAAAAGTTGAACCTAATCAAAAAACTTTGGAAATATCATAACTATGATTGACTTCTAGAAGAAAATAATAAATAGTGATAAGTTTAGAACTCCGGCTTTAACATTCTTAAAGACCGGAGCTTATTGTTAGTATCCAATTGGTACTACTGAATATTATACATATTGGGACGAATAGAAAGATCGTTGCATTAATGGTTATACCGCAGAGGATGGAGATTACATCACTGGGTATAACTATTTTTATATTAACTTTTGTCCAATGCAACGTATAGTTAACACTATTACTAAACTACCTAACGGAGAGACTAAAGTAAAACGAGACAGTGTGGTAACATTCCCTGATTTCTATGACTATGACTATTTCTACTTCTAGGCAGTACAGGAAGCAGAAGATAAAGGAAAACATATATGTCTACTTAAATCACGTCGCAAAGGATATAGTTATAAAGGTGGAGCTATGGCGTGTCGTAATTATTATCTAATACCTAATAGTAAAACATACATATATGCTTCTAATAAGCAGTATCTTACTGAAGATGGTATTCTTACTAAAGCTTGGGACTATATGGACTTTATAGATAAAAATACAGCTTGGGGTAAGAAACGATCTGTTAACAGTACTATGCGTAAACGAGCTGGATTCTGGACTAAAGATGAATTTGGCAATGAAGTAGAAATGGGTTATAAGTCAGAGATTATTGGCGTTACTTTGAAAGATAATCCTGATGTAGTACGTGGTAAACGTGCCAAATTAATTCTATTTGAAGAAGGAGGTTCATTCTCAGAATTAGGTGCAGCATGGCAAATTGCTAGACCATCTGTAGAACAAGACGGTATAGCATTTGGTACTATGATTGTATGGGGAACTGGTGGTGACGAAGGCTCTGCATTTGAAACTATGAAAGATATGTTCTATAATCCAGATGGATACAATTGTTTAGGATTTGAGAACATATGGGATAGTACACCTACAGATAAATTGTGTGGATTCTTTGTTCCATAGTATACTAATCTAGATACTAGAGATGATGATGGTAATAGAATATACATGGATGATGATGGTAACACTATTACTAAACCTTCTCTTGAATTTATACTAGATGAGCGTAGAAAAGTAATAAGTACGGCTACCAATACTACTGCTATAGACCGTTATGTTGCAGAGCGTCCTATTACTCCACAAGAAGCAATGTTGGAATTTAATGGGAATATATTTCCTAAGAAAGAACTGTAGGAGCAATTAGGACTTATTCGTACTAATACTTAGTTATAGAATCATAAACAAGTAGGTGATTTAATATTTGACGAATCTGGTAGTATCAAATGGATACCTAAGAAACATGGCGATGTTACTAAGTATCCACTTGGTAAAGACGATGATCCTACTGGCTCAATAGTTATATGGGAACATCCAGCTAAAGATGCAACAGCTGGATTATATATAATAGGTGTAGACCCTTATGATCATGATTAGTCTGGTACTAATTCATTAGGATCATCTATTGTATATAAGAGGTTTTAGAACTTTGAAGAGTATTATGATATTATAGTAGCTGAATATACTGGTAGACCTGCAACAGCTGAAGAGTACTATGAGAATCTACGTAAGTTAGCATTATACTATAATGCACGTATAATGTATGAAAATGAACGCAAAGGTCTATTTCCTTACTTTACTGCTAAACATTGCGATTACTTATTAGCTGATCAGCCTGATATTATTAACGATATAGTTAGTAATTCTAAAGTGCAAAGAAGAAAAGGTTGTCATATGAATAAGTAGATAAAGCAATGGGGTGAAGGTATGATCAAAGAATGGTTGAATGAAGAGTATGCACCAGGTAAGAAAAACCTAACTAGGATACTATCAGAGCCGCTATTAGAAGAGCTAATAAGCTATAATGATACAGGTAACTTTGACCGAGTGATGGCGTTGATGTAGGTTATGATATATAGAGAACAACTGTATAATGTAGTTGTTAAAAAGAAAGAAAAAGAAAATAAATAGAAGATGCTCTTTGATGGACCAATTTTTGCGCAGAGTTGGTTCAATGACGATACTCCTAGAGTATTTTCTAATGACGATAATGTATATACATTTTAACTATGAAGAATACTAAAAGTTTCCCTGCACAGAAACTACCAATGTCAAAGAAGACACAAGCCTGGAAAGAAGCCTGCGTAGACTATGTAGTAGGCGCTGGAGATTCAGGATTTGGTGGTAATGGTAGATCTAGATCTGACGAGATGTAGACTTACTATGATTTATATAATAGCATATATAATGAAAAGGATCTTAAATATGTAACTAATCCGTTTAAACAAGATGATGGATTTCCTGCTATGGCATAGGATTATAATATCATTAAACCGTATGTAGATCAGTTACTTGGTGAAGAAACTAAGAGACCTTTTAATTTTCATCCACAACGTACAAGTGATATAGCTGCTAGTGAAATGTAGGAAAAAGCTAAAGAAATGCTAATGGATTATATTCAAGCTACTATAGCAAGTAAGTTAAGTCCAGAACAAGCAGCTAGATATGAACAAGCATTAGCTACAGGAGAAATCTAGACTCCAGAAGCTATAGCTAAGTATCTATAGAAAGATTATAAAGATATAGCAGAAACTGAAGCTTATCATGCATTACAATTTCTAAAGAGAAAATTAAATCTTACTCATGAGTTTTATAAAGGTTGGAAAGATGCTTTAATAGGTGGAGAAGAAATATACTATGTAGGTGTAATCAATGGAGATCCTTATGTAGAAAGAGTAAACCCTATGTACTTTGATTATGAGCATTCTTTAGACTTAGAATTCATAGATGATGCCGCATGGTGTCGTAGAAAGATGATTATGTCTGCTACTGAGATATACGATAGATTCTATGATAAAATGTCTGAAAGACAACTAAATGAATTATTAGAACTTATTGATCAAAGACCCGGAGCTGGTAATAATCCAGAAATAAGAAAGACTAGTATGGATTATGAATCTATTAAATTGCATAAGATCAATAGTTTTACAGATAATCCGTTTGATGTAGATCATATAACAGTATATCACTGCTGTTGGAAATCTTTCAAAAAGATAGGATTTGTTACTTTACTAAATCCAGAAACTGGAGAAGCTGAAGAATTTCAAGTAGATGAAGATTATAAAGTAACAGGTACTGAACAATCTGTAGAATGGGATTGGATTATTGAAGTATGGGAAGGATATAGAATTGGTGATGATATGTACATAGGAATTCAACCTATTGAATATCAACATATATCTGCCGATAATCCTAATTCACAGAAATTACCTTATACTGGTGTAGTATATAATAATACTAATAGTAAACCTAGATCATTAGTAAGTATGATGAAACCATTACAGTATATGTATATTGTAGTGTGGTATAGACTTGAGTTAGCATTATCTAGAGATAAAGGTAAAGTAGCAGTAATGGATATTACTTAGATACCTAAATCTATGAATATTGATGTTAACAAGTGGATGCATTACTTAAGTGCACTAGGTGTAGCTTTTATTAATCCATATGATGAAGGGTGGGATATACCAGGACGTGAAGGAGGTAAACCATCTCAATTCAACTAGTTATCTTCTTGGGACTTAACTATGAGTAATGTAATAGCTGAGTATATTCAATTGATGCAAAAGATTGAAGACATGGTAGCTAAGCTTACTGGTATTACTCCACAAAGACAAGGGTAGATTGCTGCTAGTGAATTAGTGGGTAATACTAATACTGCTGTTAGTATGTCTTATCATATTACTGAACCTTGGTTCTGGAATCACAATTAGGTAAAAAGAAGAGTATTAACTATGCTGTTGAACACTTCTAAAGCTGCTTGGAAAGATAGTAAAAAATACTTGAATTATATATTAGATGATGCTACTAGAGCATTTGTACAACTATCTGATAACTTCTTCTATGAAGATATGGATATATTTGTAGATGATAGTACTAAGAATCAACAATATATAGATCAATTAAAGCAACTGTTACAACCTGCTATGCAGAATGGTGCTAGTCTGTTAGATATTGCTGAAATCATTACTTTAGATAACATGAGTATGATTAAAAATAGACTTGAAGAGATAGAGCAGAAAAGAATGGAACAGATGCAGCAACAGCAACAGGCTGAACAACAAGCACAACAACAAATGGCAGAACAACAGAATCAGCTTAAAGAAGAAGAGCTTATGCTTAAGGAAGCAGAAATGGATCTTGAAAAATATAAAGTAGATCAAGACAATGCTACTAAAATTACTGTAGCACAACTTAATGCTTATCGTGGTGCTGAGAATATGGATCAAGATATGAATGGAATTCCTGATCCAATTGAAATAGGAAAACAGGCTCTAGAACAGTAGAAGATAAATTCTGATATTGCTACTAAACAATTAGAACTCAACAATAAGCGTAGAGAAATAGAGCAGAAGAGAGAAGCTGAAAATAAGAAGATACAGCTTGAAAAAGATAGAATGAAGCATGAAACTGAGTTGCAACGTATGTCTGATAAAGCTGCTATGAATAGAGAGAAATTAAAGGCAAAAACTGCTATTCGCAATAAAGTAACAGGAGAGAAGTAATATGAAAGTAATACAGAATAAATTTATACCATTTAAGGGTTATAAATACATCAATATATTTGGTTTGATATTTACTAGAGATAAATCTAAAATAACAGATGTTGAATATAATCATGAGAAGATTCATCTCAAATAGATGCAAGAAATGTTGTGGTTGCCTTTCTATATTTGGTATGGTATTGAATATTTAATAATATCTATAGCTAGATTATCAGATAAACAAGGAGATCGGTATCATGATGTATCTTTTGAAGAAGAAGCATATAATAATGATACCAATCTTGAATACTGTAAGCAAAGAAAACATTTCGCTTGGTTGAAGTACATTAAGATTAAAAGTAATAAGGAGAATTAATTATGGCTTGTAAAGGTGGAAAGAAGAGCTCTAAAAAGAGTTCTAAGAAAAGTAAATAATTATGGAACGTGAAGCATTTAGATAGAGAATGCAACAGTATAAGTAGGCTAGGGAAAGTAATCCCTAGCTGAAATACTGGGATTGGAAGAAGTATGCAGATGGTGGTATCATAGATGAAGATCCACCACAAAATACTAGTGAAAGACCTATTACTAACTTTGACCCTAAAGGAGATCCATATAATCCTACGTATGGATATAATCCAGGTGCAGGTTATGTAAGAAGTGTATTTGATTTATACGATGCTCCAGTTATTGGTGACGCTTTAAGTATATACGATGCAACACAGGCTTTAAAGAATAAAGATTGGTTAGGGGCTGGATTAGCAGCATTGACAGTTGTACCATTCATTCCAACGGTTAGTAATTATAAGAAATCATTAAATCAGCAACTAAACAGAATAACGGGAATTACTCCAGATATAAGTAAGTTATAGAAACAATCTGACTGGAATGATTTACGCAATAGAAGTATTGAAAGATTGTATGATCCAGAGGTTAGAGCTAGAGCTGCTAAAATTAAATCTGATTATAATGTAGATTTACAAAGTACATATGATAAATCATAAACTAGTACGAAAATGATTATTTTAGTTTACCAGAAGCTGAAATAATGTAGTTATAGGATGCTAAAGCTATGATAGATCTGTAGGAAGAAGCTGCAAGAAGATACAAACAATATGGTATAAAACCAACATAGAAAGATTTTAGAATAAAAATAGATAATGCGGTTACTCCTAGTTAGGAAATAACTAATCACGAAATTAATCATTTTAATCAGTATATACATCAAGATAATCCTTCTTGGAACAAATCGGAATTAGATAAAATAACAAAGCAATTTAAGGGGAAACTTAGAGATAAAAATCCGATAGACCCTGAGAATACTAGCTATTTTATGAATTGGATGGAATAGAATGCTTATGGTATAAATATGTTAGATAGATTGAAAGAATTAAACATAAAACCTACTAAACAAAATATACTTAAATATTTAAAAAGTTTACCAGATACGGATTCTATTAAGAAAGCAGCTTTGTAGTTTAAAAATCTAGACGATTACATAAAATGGTTAAACACTATGCCATTAGCAGATAATGGTAATATTAATGAAATTGAAAATTATAATTTTGCATAAATCTAATTAAATATTTTAATTATGGATAAAAAGATGACATTAGGTGGATTTGAAGCTGTACTAGATAGCTTTATCCCTAATCCAGACGGTGGTTTTAGAAATTCAAATGTTGATGAAAACGTTAATGTTAACGCTGATGACTTTGAATCACTAGACGATGAAGAATTGGAAGATATTAAAAATAACAATATCGAAGTAAAGAATAAGAAAGAAAAACCAGTAGAAGAACAAGATACTGAGGAAGAAGAAATCGAAGAAGAAGATATTGAAGATAAATCAAAACGTAAGCCTGGTAGACCTCGTAAAGAAGAAACTATTGAGGAAGAAACAGAAGAGGAAGAAGAGGTTGAAGATAACAATGAGGAAAATGTTGTTACTAACTTCTTTGATGCTGTGGCTGAAAAACTCAATTGGGAATTTGAAGAAGGTGAAGACAAACCAAAGAATGTAGATGAGTTAATTAATTACTTCCAAAATGTCATTGAAGAAAATAGCAAGCCTGAATACTCTAGTGAAGAAGTTGAAGCACTAGATAATTTCGTAAAACAAGGTGGAGATTTAAAGAAGTATTTAACTATTGATGCTGATTTAGATTTAGATGATATTGATATTGAAGATGAAGCTAATCAGAAGTTAGTAGTAAAACAATTACTTAAAGAGAAAGGATTCTCTACTAAGAAGATTGATAAGTTAGTAAGTAGATACGAAGAAGCTGGATTGCTTGAAGATGAAGCACAAGACGCTTTAGAAGACCTTAAAGAGATTAAAGAGGAAAAGAAGAAACAGCTATTAGAGGATCAGAAAAAGGCTTATCGTGAATAGATATAGAGACAACAGCAATTCTATGATAACGTTGTTAGCGAAATAAAAGGCTTAAAGAATATACGTGGTATTACAGTCCCTGAAAAAGATAAAAAGGTTTTAATGGATTATATACTTAAGCCAGACACAGACGGTAAAACAAAGTACCAAAAGGACTATGCTAAGGGTGGTGTTAAGAATCTCATAGAATCAGCATACTTTACAATGAATGCTGATAAGCTTATTGAGGCTGCTAAACGTGAAGGAAATAATTCAGCTATTGATAAGTTTAGACGAAGTTTAAAATCTAGTAGTATTACTACTAAATCTAGAAAACAAGCTACGGGTTCTGATGATGATCCAATTTGGTTCTCAGCTGCACGACAACTGCGTATATCATAATAATTAATTATATAAATAAAAAAATTAAATTACTAGTATTTTATGGATAATAATATTCTTAATAACCTCCAATTATACAAAGGTAAATGGTTTTCTGATTTGATCGACACTAATAAGATTAGTCTCGCTTCTCAGCAAAGACCTTATGAGGTATCTACTATCCTGTCATACGTATTTGGTACTAAAGATAATGGTTACAGTACTTCTCTTGATATGTTGACAGGTGGTCTTGGAAATGTAATGACTATTGATCAGCCTTCATTTGAATGGGGTGTTATGATTGACCAAGATAGAGCTGTTACGATTCGTGACGCTAAATGGAATGGTGCTGCAATTAATGAAAATTCTACTCCGGGTTTGGGCAATACTCCTATTACTTTGTGGTTGGAAGATGCATGGTTTGGTCCTGGTGCTACTATCGAATTTGATGATAAGAGTCAAGCACGTATTCAGGATGCTCCGTATCAAGATGGCAACCTGTATGTTTATACAGTATTTGTATCTAACGGTAGCCCCGCTTCTTATATTGATCCTTCTGTTTTAACTTCTGGTTGCCAAGTAAACCGTTTGGCTTCTGCTTATGAAGAATACAGTGAAGAGGCTGATATCCTGAACTACAATACTCACTTCAAGATGCGTAACTATTTGACTACAGTACGTCTGTCTTATGATATCACAGGTTCTGCTTACTCTACAGTTATGGCAGTAGCTTTGAAAGATCCTAAGACTGGTAAAACTTCTTACTTATGGTCTACATTCCAGGAATGGGTTGCAATGCGTGAGTGGTACAAACGTCTTGAAAGAGCTTTGGTATACAATCAGAATAACGTAAACAAAGATGGTTCTTGTAATCTGAAAGGTAAGAACGGTCGTCCTGCATTTATTGGTGCTGGTTTGTTAGAACAGATTGCTCCGTCTAACAGACGTTATTATACTCGTTTGACAGCTGAACTGTTGGAAGACTTCTTGTTTGACCTGTCTTACAATGTATTAGGTACTAATGAACGTAAGTTTGTTGCCTTGACTGGTGAAATGGGTATGCGTGAATTTGACCGTGTACTTAAAGAAAAGATGGCTAACATGAATTTGATTGACACAGTATTCGTAACTGGTTCTGGTGATAATCTGAAGTTCGGTGGTCAGTTTAAGACTTACGCAATGTCTAATGGTATTGAATTGACTTTGAAGTATTTCCCGTTGTATGACAATACTACTTACAATCGTCAGTTGCATCCTGTTACTTTGAAACCGTTGGAATCTTACCGTATGACATTCTTGGATTTAGGTCGTCGTGATGGTGAAGCTAATATTGTTAAAGTAGTTCGTAAAGATCGTGAATTCGTTAACTGGTGTACAGCTGGTTCTGTAACTCCTGCTGGTTACGCTCACTCTAACACAGAAGTTCGTTCTAATGCTAAGGATGGTTACTCAGTACACTTCTTGGGTGAAGTAGGTATTATGTTACGTGATCCTAGGGCATGTGGAGAATTGATCATGATGGCTGAGTAATTCAGTTAAAAAATATTAGGGGCTTGAATGCTAGCGAGCCCCTATAATACTAACTTGATAATCTAATTTTATAATTATGGAAGTAATCGTTAGAATGACAAAAGTAAATCCTTGGACAGGATTGATTAAATGGTCTAACTGCTTTGATTTTATTAGTTCTTACTGGACTAGATCTGGTAGTAGATACACTGGTTTAAAAGCAGACAAAGCTAGAGAACTAGAACAGAAAATGGGTAAAGCTGAAGGAGAATTAGATCCTGATAGTACATTTTGGGATACATTTGCAATTAAGATTGGTAAGAAAGAATTAGTAATTAATACTGATAGACCTGAAGGAGAATTGCAATATTTATTCCTATTAGGACATAAGAGAGTAGCTAATGGTATTGATAAGATAACTCCATCTACTGATTATGTACTTATAAATAAAGAAGCTGAAGCAGAACAAATTAATAAAGCTAACAAAGTTAAACGTGATGCTTATAGAGCACTGGATAAGATGAGTCTTGAAGATATGCGCAAATGTCTTAGACTTCTTGGAATTAAAGCTGACACTATGTCTAATGAATTAGTTGAAGCTAGACTTGGTGAAAACGTAGAAGCTGATCCAGCAAGATTTATTAGAATTTGGGTAGACAATCCTAATAAAGAAATTAACTTTGTAATTGAAGAAGCTTTAAGTAAAAATATTATTCGTAAGAACAGAGCATCATATTACTTTGGTACTGATCTTATTGGTAACGGTCTTGAAGATGTAATTGCATATTTGAAAGACAAAAAGAATCAAGATATTTACTTAAGTATTATGTCTGAAATAAAATCTAAATAATGACTAGAGAACAATTTCACTCATATTTTAAAGTAGCAATGGACAAAAACTCTCAAAGCGTAGCCTTTGGGGGTTGTCCTGCTTTCTTACCAGAAGAAATAGATTACTGGTTAGATCAAGGTTTATACCAAGAAATCAGTAATAAGTTTACTGGTAATAACTACTTAAAGACTAGCTTTGAAGGATCTGTAAAACGTATTCACGACTTAGAAAAGTTAGTACATACAGATACAAATGTTATTGCTAATACTGAAACAGACTCAAATAGATGTTATGTTACCAATCTATTTAATGGTGACAGAATGTTCTTTGTAGATGCTGTATTAAACTTCAATAACAAAAAAGCTACCATAAAGCTAATAGATCATGCAGACGCTACTAAATTCAAGAAGACTTACAATAACAATCCTTGGATAGAAGATCCAGTAGCTGTAATAGAAGATAATACTCTATATATCTATTATGATTACTTAGCTATGAGTAGTAATAGTTATTCTGTAGATATTACTTATATTAAGTTCCCTACTAAGATAGAGAACTTACCAGCAGATGGTATGAGTGAAATACCAGAGTATATGCAGTTTGAAGTAATTAATAGAGCTGTAGAACTAGCATTAGAAGATATTGAGTCTAAGAGAATATAGACTAAATCACAGTTAAACCAAATAGATGAATGATTATGACAAATCGTGGATTTCAAATCGAGTTTGAACGTAGGCTATAGTTAATGGATCCTAATTTAGTTATTAAGGATAAGCTATCCTCAGACACTATTATATCATTCATTAATGAGGCGATTGATAAATTTTATAAAACAAGATACTCAGGTATTAACTTTAAAGCTCAAGGATTTGAATAGACAGAAAAACGTATAGATGATTTGCGTACTTTAATTCGTAAAAGAAACTATTCAAATACTTAGATATCCAAAGGAACTAAAAATTCATATTCTGTTGAATTACCAGATGATTATGTATTATTACTTGGAGATACTGCTGGTATACAGCCGAGTGATGAATATCCTAACGAATGCTGGGAAAAAGACGATTTAGGTGCATATATAGTTAAGTATACAGATACGTTAGAATCTACAATTGAAACATTAGATAGACAATTAAGTAATTCACTATCTGAACACAAATTAAAATATTGTCAAGCTAGACCTTTAAAGTTAATTCAAGATAATAATGTAATATTATACACAGACGGTAAATATAAAGTAAGTGAATATGAGATTACATACTTAGCTAAACCATCTGAAATTAATTCAAGTAATATTACTAATACAGAATATACAGATTTGCCAGAACATACACATATGGAAATTGTGAAAATGGCAATCTAGATTTATCTTGCTACTAAACCAATGTAGCATTATAATGCTTATTCCAATGAAATTGCTTCAATGGAATAATATAAATTAATGCGTTTGTCTGACCTGGAAATCTGAAATAAGGAAAGTAGAAGGACAAACTAGACTAGCGCTAAGTCTAATAATTAATTATTTTTATATATGATTACAAGAGTTGATTCCGTAATGATCGGAAAGAAATGTCCTGCTAGCTATACTACAGTAGATGCTTTGAATGCAGGAGAAGTTGCTTTATTTGATGAGAATAGAGCTTTGATCGAAGATCAGGATGGTGCATTGAAAGCTTCTACTATCTATGTTGGTGTATGTACTGGTGATATGACAGTTACAATGCCTGATGGTACTAGCTCTACTAAGAAAGTAGTAGAATATTCTAATGCCATTCAGAAGGCTTCTAAACCTTCTTATGTAATGGGAGATTACAAAGCACCTGTTGTAGAGAAAATTGAAATTGATTTGACTAGTGCAAAACCTGTAATTGGTCATAGATATGTACTGCGCATTGTTTATAAAGATTTGTATGAAGCTCCGGGTCAGTTTACTCATACTTATGAAACAGTTGCTACAAGTGGAGTTGCTGATGATCTGGGTAATGCATTGCTGAAGAAGATCAACAAACATGCAAATCGTAGAGTAACAGCTACATTTGCAAGTCATAAACTGACTTTAACTGCTATGCCTAAAGACGATAACGAAGGTGTTTATTCATTGAATGAATACTCTGTAGTTTCTATGGAAGCTTCTTTGTATGTTACTATCCCTGGCGCATTGCTGTCTAATGTTCCTGAAGCTGTTGCTGGTGCAACTATTAAGAAAACTGCTGGTCACCCAGGTAAAGGTTTCTGGAAACAAGTACGTGATATGGAAGTACGTATGTTGGGTTACAAAGGTCACGTGTTTACAGATGCATATCCCATTATCGAACCTAAACGTTTTGTTACTGAAGGAGCTACTTACGATTACTTTACTATTGAAAATGATAATCTGTATTTGAGCCCTGATAATCAGTATATCAAAACTACTCCATTGACTACTGAAGTTTATGTTGAACATGCAGAAGGAAACAAAACATCAGTATTTGCTAAAGCACTTGGTTCTTTCATTACTGGAGTTAAAATAGCATAATACGGTTTCTTTATTTAAAAACCAGGCGAGGTTGAGGTTTTATCCTCGGCTTCGCCTTTTTAATTTTTGTAGATATGAAAATAATTAATGCAATACTAAAGAACGATACTATAACTATAACTTTAGATGCTAAGGCTAATGTACATAAGGTTTATCTAGATTCAATAGTAAATCAAAAGAATATGTATTCTGATGAAGATGAGAAACATACTTATGTAATATCTGACTTTGTTACTTAGGATAATACTGTTATTGTTGATATTACTGAGTATAATGAAACTTCTTTTATAGTAAGCGTTCTTACATCAGAGGGTAATAGAGATGAAGCTATAGCAATAGATCAGAATGAATTATATTTAGCTAAAGTAAATCTACTTACTACATATTGTAATACATGTTTAGATAAACATTAGAAGCATATAATAATGATGTGTGATTTTAGATCATAGTTATTGTAGTATGCTTTAGAGCACAATCTTACTAAAGACGCTATTGAACATTACATAGATCTTAGTAGAATGTTAGGTATGATAGATTATCATAATTGTAGTAAGTGCCTATCTCCTAATAAAGTGTGTAAATGTTGTAACGGTATGTGTGCGCTATGATAAAAGAAGAATATAAAAATGGATGCAGATTGAAAGAATAGGTAAAGTATAACATTGATTATGATGATTGCCAAATTCTTAATCTAACCTGTGCTAATTACATATATGATTTAGTATAGGAATCTTCTAAATATGAAACAAAATTAGAAGACGTTAAAAAGATGTTATATATGATAGAAAAGTTATTAGGACACGAAGTACAATATGATATTCCAGAATATCACGGAGATAATAAAAAATGTTATTTTGGTGTAGTATCAGATAATTTTGTTATTGATGAGAACAATATAAAACAGTTAGATTATGTACTACAAGACTCAAAAGAATTTGTTGAAAGCTTTAGTACTGATTATCAAAAGATATTATATTGTTATCCTAATGAATTTGGAGATATAAATAGCATAAAAGATCAAAATCAATTTGAGATAAAAGAGTCATTTTAGAGGAATGCTGTAACTATAGATGGTATATTATATAATGTATATATACTGAAAGACGCATCCACAGTAGATAATTATAAAATATATTTTATATGATACAGGTAGCTGATAATTTTAACTACAGAGGAAAAAAGCCGAACTTTGATAGAGATAGTTTTGATACATTATAGGATATGAAGAACTATTCTGAAAATAGTTTAGACGATGGTCATATATCTTATTGTAAAGAAACTAATAAACATTATAAGTTTAATTCTAATAATCAGTCAGATCCTACTACTGGTAAATGGGTAGAATAGCATGAAGCTGTTCCAGCTGATGAAGAAGATATAACTGAACAAAATGGTACTCTATAGTTAGCAAATAAAACTTATGATAAATAGTCTTTCAGTGGTTTAGGTAGAGTGTATCTAAGAAAGAATATAGTAGGTGATAAGAATGTTCTTACTTAGGCTATGATCAATAAAGCTAATATTATATATGTTATTCAGTATGACTATGATTTAAACGGTTAGACAATCGTTACTCCTTCTAATTCTATACTAAAATTTGATGGTGGCAGTTTTGACAATGGAATAGTAGATATATCTAATACAACAGATTTAATCAATCCAAAATTCAATAAGAATTGTAAAATAGCTAAGGATACTATTTTAAAAGATTTTGTAGATGTTAGAACTTTAGGAATATATCCAGATGATACAGATTATGGTTGGAGTAAATTAGACAATCTATGTAATAAAGCAAACACTGTATATTTTTTTCCTAGAGGAATATATAAATTTACTAGTGGTATTAAATTATATCAGAGCGGAACAACTTTGATAGGAGAATGTACTTATGCTGATATTATGACAGTTAATGATGAATCGTTAAGAGGAACAGTATTTGATTTTTCTATCTCTTCTGGAACTTCTGAGGAACCCAAGTATTGTATTAACTTTGCTGATTCTTATTCGTCTGGTATAGAAAGAATAACTATTCACTCTAATTCTGTTTAGGAGTTAAAAGATAATAGAGATCTAATAGATGGAGAACATACAGTAGAAGAAATTTGGACAGTAAGTTACAATAACACGTATATAAGAGGGGTTAGAGGCGGTAACATAAATTTAGTTAAATTTATGAAAATAAGCGATTACGCTTATTACTTAGAAGGAGCTTATGCTAATATAACAAACTGTTCTTTTTACAAATGTAATAAATGTATGAGATTAACCCAAGATAACGTAGTAAACAATATCAAGGCGTTTTATTGTAATTACTTTGCTTCTCTAAATGCTTTAAATATATTGACTAATTGTAGAATTGATTCGTGTAAGTATGATGGTATATTAATATACTATAGAGGCAATACTGTCAATAATGTAGTGTTCGATTTTATATATCAGCGATCTTTTGTACTAAATCCAGGAGCAAATCATAATAATATTAACTTTACTACGTTGAGATCTGGAATTGGTTCTTATAAAAAAGATTATAGTGATAAAAATTCAAAGTACTATACAATATATATGCAGGGTGAGTGTAATGCATGTGATATAAATCTTAATATAACTTCTAATAATATTTTAGATTCTACGACAGAAAATATAAATTTTATAGCTAGAGGAATTCGGTTAGATCAAAACTTTTCAGGAGTAAACAATAAGTTTAATATTAATAGAGAAGATATAAATCTAATCTCATCTATCAGAAATAATACATTAGTAAAAGATATAGTAAAATATATTGACTATGAGGACATCCCAACACTAAATATGGTAGCTAATTTAGGGGGTGTATTTATAGAATATATAAAAGGGAAACCTGTAATTTCTGGAGACATGTATGTATCTAAAATGGGTACTACTTAGGAAAGACCCGCTAATATTATAAATAAAGGATTTCAATATTTTGATACTACTATAAACAAACCAATTTATTGGGATGGCTCTAAATGGATAGATGCTACAGGAGCTACTGTATAACAATAAAATAATTAAGATATGGCATAGTATGCAACTAAAGATGAATTAAACGAACTCACTGGACTAGTAAGAACATTATAGGGCAATATAAAAACTCTAGATACTAGTGTTGGTGAGCTCGATACATTAGTTGAAAGAATTAATCATTTAGCTACTCTTAAGGATGTTACTATTACTTATATTACAGAAGGAGATTTACTGTAGTATGCTAGTGATGGTACATGGCACAATATCCAACCATCAGCATTAGGTATTGGCGGTGGTGAAGGTGGAGGTGTAGTAGATACTTCTGTAGTAAAAGCTTTGATTAAATCTGAAGGTAGTAAGCTGTTTATAAGTAAACTATATGATGATGTATCTTCAGGTATAATTACTTTCAACGGTGGTTTAAGAAGTAATAAAATGACTTATCTAAATCAAGGAGTTTAGATGGGTACTTTTATTACTGGTATGATTGGTGGTACTGGTGCTCAAATAGATAAAGACGGTAGAGGAGAAATGACTAGTCTTATCCTTAGAGAGTTCTTAGAAGTACCGGAATTGAGATTTAATAAAATAGATGTAGTAAGTGGTGAACTATGGAATTCAATAGCATTTGGTACTATTGAAGATGTAGACTTAGTTAATCAAATAGTTACATTGAAATTAGAAGAAGGTGAATATAGTGGTATACATGTAAATGATATATGTAGAGGTATATTCCATAATTTTGATGGAGTTAATAATACTGAAACTGGTACTGACGATTGTGGGTTTGATAAAGTACAAGGATTCTCTACAGCTTATTTTACACCTATAGAAGTACTAGATGCTAGAGGTAAACAGTTTAGGTATTCATTAAAACAAGGTACTACACAGCATCCTTGTAAGGCAATGAAGTTTGCCGTTTATGGTAACTTTACTGATGAAACTAGAAGATCTAGTGCTTATGCTACTCGTACATATAAACGATATTTAAAAGGTGTAAATACTTGGGCTCTTAACTATACTAACATAGCTTCACAGTTTGGTAACTTAAACGGTCTTACTATACCAGGAGCTCCTAATAATGGTCAATTACAAGGTGATGGCGCATACTTGACTAATGTCTATATGACTGGTTCTATCATCGAGTTTACACCAGAATAGTTAGATCAATTACATGGACAAGACGCTTACGCTATTTCACTTAGTAGTGAGTTTGGTACAGTAATTGTAGATAATGAATTTAATATCATTGAAGATTATAACCAAACCAAATCTCTTACTTTTGCTGTATAGGCTTGGAAAGGTAAAACAGAACTAACATATAGTACAGTATATAATGAAGGTAGTTACTTTGTAGAGTATACTCCAACAGGTGTAGAATGTACTATGCAAGATGGTGTATTCAAAGTAACTAAGATAACTAATATCAATGACATGCGAATTGATTTAGTTATTAACTGTGAAGGTGCTATATCAGTAAATAGAAGATACAATATGAGTTACCAACTTGAAGCTAACGGATTGTGGGTAACTTATAATGATAATGATGCTACACCAGATAGACCTGTTGGTGATGGTACTTCTTATGGATGGCATAGAAACTATACAGCTTCAGCAATCTGGATGTCTACTAAGAGTTCTCGTAAAGTAGATGAAGGAGAATGGGGCGATCCTAATAGATTCCGTGGTGCTTCAGTAGAAGGAGCAGATGGGCAATATACAGTATTCTGTTATACTAATTCTAGTGTACAACCACCTAAGCCTACTAGTTCACAAATACCTCCTGTAGATGATAACTATACTTGGTACATGTATCCACCTAAGAGAGAAAGCAAAGAAGTATTTACTTGGATGATACAAGCTACTGTATATCCAGATAAATCATTACCAGGTTGGACAGATCCTATTAGACTTACTGGGGAAACAGGTGAAGACGGTTCTGATGGTACTAAACTTGAATTTATTTATCAAGTAACTAGTGTTAACGAAGCTCCTGATAAACCGGATACATCTTAGCAAGACGATTACATACCATTCGGTTGGTCAGATAGTCCTCAAGGAGTATCTAAAGAGAAAATGTACGAATGGGTATCACAACGTGAAAAGAAAGCTGCTAAAATTGGAGAAGGTGTATGGGGAGAATTTACACAACCAGTTTTGTGGTCTAAGTGGGGTGAAAAAGGTATGGATGGCGATGGGTATGAATATATATTTACTCGTACTGCTGACGTTGATAGAGTACCACAAACTCCTTCATCTATTCAATAGAATGACTATATTCCTACTATATCTAACGGTGGTTCTAAAGACTATAACTGGTCTGATGATCCAAAGGGAGTAAATGAAGACTATAAAGCAGAATGGACTTGTAAACGTGTACGTACAGATGGAGTATGGTCTAACTTTAGTACACCAGCACTATGGTCTAATTGGGGTGAACAAGGTTTATCAGGTGGTCATTATCAATATAGATGGAAAGTGTCTGCTACTAAACCTGCTATTCCAACAGATACAGCTGCTTCAGGTTGGACTACTGATAGTGAGATAGTTCCACCAGAAGGACAATATGTTTGGTAGATTCAACGATTTGCTAATCCAGATGGTACTTTAACAGCATGGTCTAACCTTATACGTCTTACTGGTGCTGACGGTGAAGATGGTAAAGATGGTAACAGCATTGAATTTATTTATACTAGAAATGCTGATGGTAAAACTCCTAGTACTCCTGCTAGTGTAAATCAAGCTGGTCATATACCTAGTGGTTGGTCTAATCATCCTCAGGGTGTAACTGCATCTTTAGTATATGAATGGGTATCTCAGAGATACTTAGATAAGGCTACTCAAGTATGGGGTAACTGGTCTACCCCTGGTATATGGTCTAGATATGCTGAAAGAGGTAAAGATGGTGATGGATATGAGTACATCTATAAGAGATTCTCTAACTATGTTGGTGGAGATAGTTTAGGTCCTGGTGGTTCTAATTACCCACCTGCAAATGTGGATTCCAGTGAATATCAAGTTGATGATTATGTACCTAGTGGATGGGATGATAATCCAGTTGGACCTACTGAATCTATACCTTATGAATATGTTTGGACTAGAAAGAAAGAGAATAGTAAATGGCAAGCTTGGAAAACTGGAGCACTATGGGCTAAATGGTCTAAGGATGGTGAGCCAGGTAGACCAGGTCAAGATGGTAAACCAGGTGAACCTGGAGAACCAGGTAAGCCAGGATCTAATGGTTATAGTATAACTGTTAATGGTTGTCCTTCTGCCATTAGATCTTCAGAGGGATTCCTACAAACTACAAATGTAAAATTAAGTGCCATAAAAGTTAGAGTTGATGATAGTGCTACTAGTTCTGTATCAGGATATTGGAAAAGCTATTATTTAAACAGTTCTGGTTCATGGCAATAGATCAACAGTACATCTGGCACTACGTTTACTTCTACATGGAATTCATCACTATCTACTACAAAGTTCTGGTTTGGATTTACTACAGATAGTGGAGATTACAGTTCGTTAAGTCCTACTAGTCAATATAAAGTATGGTCAGCTGAAGTTCCAGTAGTATTTGATGGAGATGTATCTGATATAGATGAAACTTATACTATCATGAGAGATAGAGGTCAATGGAGATCTGGAGTACAATACTATCATGATAAAGCATCAAATGCAATAAAAGGTCAAGATGTATCTAGTGTAACTAATTATTACTTACAGTCAACAGATCAAAGTGTGTCTTATGATACCACTAATTGGTCTACTAATGTACCTACAGGTACTTACTCTCAAGGTAAACTGTATTCTTATAGTAAGATAACATATTCAGATGGTACTATTACTAAGACAATACCTGAAGTATTATTAACATATTCTAATTCTAGAGTAACATCTGTTACACAATACTTTGCAAATTCAACTAATACATCTGTTCCTAGTGAAGGTTGGTCTACTAATAAGCCTGCATTAAACAAAGATAAACCTTATTTGTTTAGATACTTTACTGTTAATTATGTTAATAGTAACTCTCAATCTACTAGTACTAATTCTACTAAGAAGGCAATAGCTAAGTATTAGAATGATTATACTCAGTATTAGAACTATGATAATTTAACTATTATAGACTATGTAGTATATCAAGGTAATGTGTACTTAGCTAAACAGAATAATACTAGTTAGACACCCAGTATGACTAGCAGTTATTGGAATATATCTTCTAAGCAAGAAATACTAACAGTAAATAACTTACTGGCTAACAATGCTAAGTTAGGTGACTTTAACTTTAGTGGAAGTGTATTTACTTCTAATAATGGTAAACTGTCAATGAATAGTAATACTGGTAGGTTTGTTTGTACAGACGTTAATATTACTGGTAGCATAACAGCTACCTCTGGTACATTTAATGGTACTGTAAATGCATCTGGTGGTAATTTTAGTTCTGTAAAAATAAATAGTGGTCAGATAGCTGGATTTGAGATAAGTGGAAATCATATTGGTAGTAGTGCAACAGCTGGAGGTTCTGGTGGTGGTCTTAGTATAAATCCAGATTTTATTAGAGTTGGTAATAGCACATCATATGTTATGATAGGTAGCGATACTGTTCCTGCTACAGTTGGTGGAGCTTTTACAGCTACAGGTAGATTTGTAAATCATAACTATAACGCATCTACACAATACGGCTTTGACTCAGCTAATTACGGTCTATACGTAGATGTAGCAAACGGTACTAAAAATTATGCATTGTATTCACCAAATGCGGCAGTAAGAGCAGCTGCTGTATACGGAGATACTTTAAATGTAGTAAGTATTACCGGTAGTACTTATAAATTAGATATGAGTAAAGGTAATATAATAATGATTAGAGCTAATAGAGAATACAACGTCCGTCTCCCGAACGCTCATGACGTAGCTAGTATGTTTGGATACAAGAGCTTACCTACATATTTTGCAATACATGTTAGAATTATGATTCACCCAGATACTTCTGGTGTTACTATATCTGGTTACTTTAGACCAAATAATACTGTAAATCAATCTGTATATTTATATCCAGGTAACTCTATGGGATTCTTAGTTACTAATTATCCAAGTTTTAGATGGGTAGAAACAGATTATGCAGGACAATAATTTTAAATAGTATTTATTATGAATATTGATTTTAAGAAATTTAAAGTGTACGATACTTTAGATAAAACAACACCTATTATATTAGATATATCTAAAGAGTTAGCTAACGGTTTATACAAGACTGCACAAGGTATAGATGGTCACGCTTTAGCATTAAAAATATATAATTCTACAGGTGAGGAAGATTATAATGATCTAGAAATAGAGTTAATAGCTAAATATGCTAATCAATATGGCACTCCTTTCTTTATAGATGCTTTAAACAGTATTAAGAATGAACAATCAATTACACAATCAGATCAAACAGCTGAGTGATAGAGAACTACTAGAGGGCATCTATTAGATGCTCCTAGTAGTAATGTAGGAACAATTAATCAGTGATAGCAAATAGTTAGGTATAAATGTTATAGCTGATTTATTAGTAGATAATATGTATAGAAATAGAGAAAGAAATGAAAATAATAACAATGCGCCATATCTTGGGCAACAAAGTATTGCAATATGATGTTGATGACAGAGGAGTTATCGTAGATGAGAGAGAAATTGATAGAGACGATATGTCAAAGCCTGTAGATGTTTATGCGGTAAATTTTAATGACTGGAGACCGCATCCCTCTGTAAATGCTGATATAATTATAACAAGCACCTCATTTGTCATAACTAGATTTGCTACACTGAACGATACAGTAAAATGCTACATTCCTGACCAAACAAAAAATTTCCCAGGAATGAAAGTGGAAGTGAAAGGTATAGTTGACGGTCAGGAATTATACTGGGGACATAGTGCTGATGTGAAATTAGTCAATATCACATCAGACGGAACCTATGATATTCCGCCATTGGAAACTGTAAAAGGTAATCTGTCATTCAGAAACGGTAATATTGTCGGTCCTTGTAATATAATCATCACTTAGCTACCGTTACGACAACAATGAGTTAAATGAAATTTTAAACAGCGAAGTATGGACAGAAATGAATTAATAGATAAATTAAAACCTTATTTTAAAATATAGGAATTAGTGTGTCCTCATTGCTACTCCAAGTTTGGTGAATCTTCATGGTAGTTTATAAGTACTGAATTACTTAGTACTTTGTATATACTACGTACTAAGATATTCAATAAACCTATTACTATTAATACTTGGAAAGCAGGTGGGCAATTCTCATAGAGAGGATTGCGTTGTAATATGTGTTAGTTAGTAAAGAGTAAAAGTAGTATTTACTTATCTGCACACTGTTTCGGTAAAGCGATAGATTTTAATGTAAAGGATTTAGATAGTAATATGGTGAATAATATAGTAAGACAGAATGCTGAATTATTTGAATATCCTATTAGATTAGAAGCTAATACTGATGGATGGTCACACATCGACGTATACCAGCCAAAGGACTCTTCTAAGAAGCTTTTAGAGTTTAATGGATGAGTTTTCATTTAATAAAGAAAGTGGCTTAAAACGCCTTAAAATGCGTTATGGAAAAAGAAACTATTTTATATAATATATTATATGTGGATAATAAAGCAAGAACAATTATTCCTGAAGTAGTTAATGCTTGGAATCTTACTCCACATAGATTTATTAAGTCTGGTGAAACTGTATCTATTGATATTAATCGTACTATGTATATTATAAAAGGATTTAGTTCATCAGATTATGTGCACATAGATGTAAAGTAGGATAGAATAGATATTACATTAGATCCTAATGATACTAATGCTACTAGATAGGCTAGAGTATCTTTAAATATAAGTGATCCTACTGGAACTCATAAGTTATTACAGTTTGTAATACATTAGAATTAATAATTAAAATATACGTATATGACAAGAATAACAAGAAGCTATATAGCTCCAAATCCTAAAGAGTTTGATTACTGGGTTGACTTAGCAGCAGATCCAAAAGGTAATGTAATCAAATATTACGCTGGTGGTAGTAAGTGGTTACCTTTGAATGATGATACAGATAATGCTCAAAGTGAAGCTATTAAGGAATTGCAAAATACTACTAAATAGCTTACTACTAAAGTTAATAAACTAACATCAGATGTTGATGAAATACTAGTTAAAACAAAAGAAGAGTATGAAGCATTAGAACCGAAAGCTACAACTCTGTATTTAATACCTGAAGAAAAATGATTAATCTAGGTGATATAAATATTAAAGAATTATATGTTGGTTCTAAACCAATTAGTAAGGCGTATGTTGGTAACTAGTTAGTATATGATAACTCTAGTTACTATGGTATATCTTTTACTATGGAATAGACTAGTTCTACTAGAACTAGAATAGGTGAAGAATCTTATCATAAAACTTTACCATTATAGTCTTAGATGAGAGGTTGTACTATAGATAGTAATAATACTATTAAGTATTTAAATCCATCAGATTGGACTAAATACGAAGATGGTAGTGAAAGAGATTACACATTAAACACAATGGTAGAGATACCAGAGTTTTGGGCTTTAACTATAGTAAAAGATAACAATGTAGAATTGAGATTATATATGAGATAGGTAAGTGGAGCTGAGCATTTCCCTAAATCATATGTATCTGCATATGAAGCTGTAAATGATAATAAGGTATTAAAGTCTATTAATAATAAAACATCTAAACCTACAGTATCTCAAAATAGAGTTAATTATTAGACATATGCTAGAGCTAATGGTAATGATCATTGGAATGCATATACTTATAAAATGCACAAAGCTATTGCTTTACTCTACATTGTAGAGTATGCAAATATGAATTCTCAATTACCTGTTAATGACTAGCTTACAGCAGAAGGATATAAACAAGGTGGTTTAGGAAACGGTGCTACAGAAGGAATAATAAAAATAAATAATGTAAGTACTTATTCTGTATTTACTTGTGGATGTACAGATAGTTTAGGTAATGGATCTGGACAAATAACTCAGCAATTTGATAACACAGATGCAGATGGAAGTGTTACTAGTACAGTAACTAGAAAAGCTAATAGGTACAGAGGCATAGAGAATCCTTTTGGACAAGTATGGAAAAATACTGTAGATGTTGTAGTACACTATAATGCTGAAACAGGTGTTAATGATGTATATTATACAGAAGATAAATCTAAATTTTCAAGTACTTCTCTTGAAGATTATGAATATAAATGTAGTACAGTGATTACTAGTGGTTGGTATAAGGACTTATAGTATACTCCGCAATTTGAATTATTTGTACTACCAGGTACAGCTACTCATAATAGTTCAGGCAGTTACTTCACAGACTTTACACACTCAAATAATAGCACAACAGATAGAACTGTTTTCCTCGGTGGTAATTTGTATGACGGTGCTCTTTCGGGTTTGTTCTGTTTGCGGTCTGTTGGTGGTATCGCTGATGCCGGTCCTAATGTTGGCTGTAGATTAATATATATCTAATGATTTTAAAATAAGGTTGTCTTTCCGCACTCAGTAGTAATTTGAATGACAGTACTAATTCAGGTTTGTTCTATTTGAAGTCTGATAATAGTATCACTAATACCAGTCCTAATGTTAGCTAAGAAATTAATATCGCTACCAACTAATATCATATATTTGCCACCTTAGGAAAGAGACCGTACCACTTGGTAAAAAACATAAATTCTTAATGAGGATTAGTAACGAAACATTGAAAGTTCTCACTTAAAATTTCACACATTTAATTAATTAAATATGGTACAAAATAGAATAATATTTTTTGCAACATCTGTTCAGCCTAATCCAGAAGAAATAGACTATTGGGTTGACCTATCTGATAATCCTTATGGTGGTAGCATTAAATATTTCAATGGAACCAAATGGGTAAGATTAGCTGCATCTGGAGGTGCACCTGATCTTAGCAACTACTATACTAAGATACAGATAAACGATCTACTTAATAATAAGGCAGATGTTGAAGATGTAGATAGTAAAGTAGATGACGAAGAAGTAAAAGATGTAATAAAGGATATACAATTTAATACTTCTAATCCTAATAATATTACAGTGGTAATGTTTAAGTATGATGGAAGTGATGATTCTATATCTTTACCTATAGCATCTACTGGATCAGCTGGTATTGTTACATCTAAAGATTTCTTAGACTTTGTTAAGCAACATCAGTTATAGGAACTTCATACTGAGATGATTGATACCTTTGCTGATATACGTGCAAAGTATTAGAAGAAACTCATTGCTGGTTTAAACATTGAAATTGATCAAGAAACTAATGTGATTAGTGCATCTGGTGATCTAGCTGTACAATGGGATAATATTACTGGTAAACCAGATTTTAAACCAGTAGCTACATCTGGTGATTATAATGACTTAATTAATAAGTTAAAACCAGGTAAAGATGTTAGTATTAGTGAAGATAATGTAATTAGTATTGCTATTGATTCAGATTCATTAGAATAGTCTTTAGCTACTTTACAAAGTAATATAGATAAAGAAGCTGCTACTGCTCGTGCTGCTGAAACTAAATTAGGCAATGATATAGCTACTGAGAAGAATAGAGCTGAATCTGCTGAATAGACTATTAGTACTAACTTACAGAATGAAATTGATAGATCTACTTAGATAGATACTCAACATACTAATGCTATAAACAAAGAGATACAAGATAGAAAAGAAGCTATTGCTACAGAAGTTAGTGATAGAAATGCAGCTATCTTAGTAGAAACCAATAGAGCAAAAGCTAAAGAAGAAGAGCTAGACAATAAGATTACTGATCATACTAATGCAACTAATGCAGCATTAGCATTAAAAGCAGATAAGTCAGATACTTATACTAAAGCACAAGTAGATGCTAAACTATCTGGCGCTTATAAAGTAAAAGGATCTAGTACGTTTGAAGCTCTACCTAAAGATAATAATGTAGTTGGTGATGTATATAATATTACTAATGCATTCAATTTAGGTGGTAAGCATTATGATGCTGGTACTAATGTAGTATGGACTGAAGAAGGTTGGGATGCTTTATCAGGTTCATTTGATACTACAGCTATTGAAGGAAGTATTCAAGAAGTAGCTGATAACTTAGCTCAAGAGATACTTGATAGAACTCAAGCTGATACTACTATTAATAACAATGTATCTTCATTATCTAATAGAGTAAAAGTAAATGAAGATAAACTTACTATTATTAACGGTAATGAATCTACTACTGGTTCTATAGCTAATGCTATTAAACAGGCTAAGTCATATACAGATACAACTGTAACAGCTGAATAGACTAGAGCAGAGAAAGCAGAATAGAAACTAACTAGTGATTTAGCTAGTGAAGTAACTAGAGCTAAAGGTGCTGAGTCTGCTAATGCTACAGCTATAGCAAATGAAACTAAACGTGCTACAGGTATTGAAGAAGCTTTAAGAACAGATGTAGAAGATTTAATGGGTTAGGTAGTAACTCTTGAAGATACTAAGGTTGATAAAGTTGAAGGTAAAGGTCTTAGTACTAATGATTATACTACTCCTGAAAAGAATAAATTAGCTGCTATTGAAGCTGAAGCTAATAAGTATATATTACCTGCTGCTACAGCTAGTGCATTAGGTGGTGTTAAGATAGGTAGTAATATAACACTAGCAGATGGTGGTACTATCAGTATAACTAAGAATAATGTAACTAGTGCATTAGGTGTAGATCCTACTACTACTTATGTAAAGAAAGCTGGTGATACTATGACTGGTAGTTTAACTATTGAAACTACATCTGATATTAATTTGTATAGCAATATTTTTGTACCGTCTTCTAGATGGGCAGTAGTTAGATTAAAGAGTGGAGATGAATTCTGGGATGTAACTACTAAGTCTGATAGTGGATTTAGAATTCAAAAACAAGGACAAACTACAACAGAACTAGTTGTTGATAATTCTGGCAATGTTACTAATACTGGATATCTTAAATCTAAAGTAGCTACTGGAACTGCACCTATACAAGTATCTTCTACTACTCTATGTACTAATCTGAATGCAGATATGGTAGATGGCGTTAATGTTAAAGATATTGAACATACATTATATATATAGTCAACTACTAAAAATTATTTAAAGATCTAGGTTAATCATAAGTATTTCCCTAATAGTTATAAAATTGTTGAATACTACGATGGCTATATTTATGTTTACTAGTTATTAATAAATGCTTATAACCCAGAATTTACAGATCTTTAGCTTATTAGTGGAAAGGTACATACTGGGATTAAAACATTTTATGATTTAACTAAATGGTATATAGAAACTACAGAATCAGGAATGAACATATACATATATCAACCTGAAAATAGTAATTTTAAAATATACGGAGTTATACATGGAGAACCTGAATCTCCAAATGTTCAATTTAGTGTTGTTAGTTCATTACCTAGTAATGTAGTAAGTAGATATATTACATTCAATGTAACATCTTAGAATTTAGAAGAGTTTGATTGGTATGGAGTATCTTGGTCAGAAACATCATCTAATCCAGATTGTGTTCGTATTGGTAATATGGATATGCATAGAACATTACCTATATAGAGTATGATGAAACCGTTTGCTTTTTAGACACAACCTTTGTATAAAGAATAGTTTGTTCCTATGAAGGAGAATTTCTCTGAAGCAATGTATGGACATGTAAATAATGGAGAAGCAGGATAGGTAGCATCTACAGTAAATGTTATGATTAAGATACCAGAATTTTGGTATGTTGATGATTATGCTCCAGGTACAAAAACACATAATTTAAAAATATGTCCTCATGCTAAACCAGGATGGTATCATCACAAAGAAGCATATGTTAGTGCATATGAAGCATTCAACTTTGATAATAAAGGTAGATTAGTAAGTATGAGAAGCGTTGTTCCTACTGTTAATTTTAACAGAACTAACGGTAGAACTTGGGCTAGAGCTAATGGATTTGATGGAGAAGCTAAATGGAATCTTTATACATATGAAGAACATAGAGCTATATGTCATTTGTTCTTAGTAGAATATGCTACTAGAAATTCACAAAAGGCTGTTAATACTGAACTAACTCCTGAAGGATTTAGACAAGGTGGATTGGGTTCTGGTTGTACTACAGGAACAGCAACTATCAACGGAGCTCAAACTTGGTCGTTTATACCAACAGGAAGTTCTGATAGCTTAGGTAGTGGTTCTGGTGAAGTTACTGTAACTATACAATAGACTGATCAGTCTGGATCAAATACTTCTACTATTACACGTAAATGTAATAGATATAGAGGAATTGAAAATCCATTTGGTCACATATGGAAACATACAGATGATGTTATTAGTAAATATGAAGCCCCATATCGTACTTGGTATAAATCTGTAAAACCTGATCAATTTGCCACTAACAAAAACAATAGTTATAAACCTTTGTGTAGTGTTGATAATGTAAATACTGGTTATAAAACTGAAATTAAAGCTACACCTGCATGTGATTTCTTTTCTATGTCTGTTTCAGGTGGTTCAGAAACTACATACTGGTGTGATTATAACTGGGATAATACTGATCCTTCAGAACATTGTTTGTTAATCGGTGGTGGCTCTGACGATGGCGGTAGGGCGGGTCTGTTCGCTCTTTATTCCTATAGTGGGGTTAGTCATTCCTCTGCTAGTGTCGGTTCTCGATTAACATATCTCCCGTGGGCGGAGTAATGACTTAATTATGCAATACGGTATAGTTAAGTAATACCCACAGGTTGCTTCTCTAGAATTAGAACGAGTATGCATTATTAGTTTTAAGTAAAAAAAGTAGTAACTCTGACAATAGCAGTAAAGCAGGTCTATTCAATCTTAATTCCAATAATAGTGTTAGTAATTCCAATGCTAATATCAGTTCAATGAAATTACATTTTCAGAAGATTATCAGGATATCATATAATGGCTAACTACTGAGAAGGACCTTACCACTTGGTAAAAAATATAAATAATTTATTAAGGGTTAGTAGCGAAATATCGAAAGCTCTTTGTAATTTCAGACTATGAAGAAATTTAGAAATCTATATTAGAAAATAACAGATTTAGACAATATAATATTAGCTCATCATAACGCTAGAAAGAATAAAACACATAGAGATGATGTTATAAAAGTTGATAAAGATATAGAAGGTTTCTGTAAGTAGATACAGTAGATGCTAATAAATCATACTTATAAAACTTCTGAGTATTTTACTTTTAAATTATATGAGCCTAAAGAAAGAATAATATTTAAACTACCTTACTTTCCAGATCGTATAGTACATCACGCTATTATGAATGTGATGGAACCTTTGTGGATTAATTAGATGATACCTTAGACTTATAGTTGTATTAAGAAAAGGGGAATTCATAAAGTACTTAAGTAGATACAGCATGACCTGAAAGATAGAGAGAATACTAAATACTGTCTTAAGATAGATATTAGAAAGTTTTATCCTTCAGTAGATCATGATATATTAAAATAGATAATTAGAATAAAAGTATCAGATAGAGAACTATTATAGTTGTTAGATGAAATAATAGATTCATCAGATGGAGTTCCTATTGGTAATTACTTATCTTAGTTCTTTGCTAATCTGTATCTATCTTACTTTGATCACTGGGTTAAAGAAAATAAAAACATAAAGTACTACTATAGGTATGCAGATGATATAGTAATACTTTATAAAGATAAAGAGTCTTTGTAGACATTACTTAGAGATATAAAGTAGTATTTAAAAGATAATTTAAAACTATAGTTAAAGAATAATTATCAGGTATTCCCAGTAGAAAGTAGAAGTATAGATTTTGTAGGATATAAAATATATCATAACTTTACTTTAGTTAGAAAAGCATTAAAGAAAAGATACTGTAAGAAGAATGCTAAACTGAATAAAAGAAGTACTAACTACAAATATTATAGAAGAAAAATGGCTAGCTACATAGGATGGTTTAAACATGCTAACTGTTATTCTTTACTTACTAAAACTATTAAACATAAAGAGCTATTAGATTACCTGGATATACGTAAGGGAAATAGAACATACGAATAATGAGTACGTTATAGTTATATAATTGCAGAGACTTTAACATATGCTAGCAGTAATAAATATTGACTAGCATTTTTATTTCAGATAAAATTATTTTAAGTTGTGTTGAGTAGAAGTTTATATATAATGAATCTTGCAAGACGTATATTTGCTAACGGATATCAATCTATAGTAGGTTGGTTAACAGGTATGGCAACTATACTAGCACCAGCTGCACCATTAATAGGTGTATCGTTTCTATTCATAATATTAGACTTAATCTATGGATATAAAGTGTGTAGACAAGTAACTCATAATAGTTATTTTGAATCTGGTAAGTTCTGGTCTACTATTGAGAAACTAGGATTTGCAGCTATAATGATAGCTGGATTTACTTTATTAGATAAGTTTATATTTATGACATATGCTGATCTGGTGTTAGCTAAAGTTGCAGCAGGAGCAGTATGTTTTGCAGAAATAATATCATTATTAGAATCTAGGAAAGCATTAAAACCTAATTCATTAGTTACAAGACTCTTCACAAAGATTATAAAGTCGAAAGCAGAAAAATATTTAGATGTAGATATAACAGACATCTTAGAAGAACAAAATACTATTACAAATGATACCAATACTGATAAGTCTAGCAAAAAGATTAATAAGTAACATTATCGGTTGGTTTAAAAGAAATTACAAAGCAATGGCAGTGATTATCATTACGATTCTCGCTGCCATTTGTTTTTATTAGAATAACTAGCTAGATAAGAAGAATAAAGAAATAGATAGAGTAACTAATAACTATCTTTACTATGAATAGCTAGCAACATAGTAGAAGAATGATAATAGAGTGTTATAGCTTACTCTAGATGAATTTAAAGAAACCAAAGATAGCTTGATACAAGAAGTACATGCTACAGTAAAGAAATTAAAAATCAAAGAGAAGGAGTTGAAATAGGTACAGATATAGGAGTAGAAAGTAGTACATGATACTACTATAGTAGTTAGATCAACTGACTTTAAAGTGGAAATCAAACCAAATAATTTGACATCAATCGTAATAAATAAAAGAGATACGCTCCTAACACATAGTATCGATATTCGCAACACTCAATCCCTATTTATTCATACTAAAAAAGAATATAAGCGTAATTATAAGAATTGGTTCTAGCGACTCCTTCACTTTGATTTTAAGAAACGAACTATTTATAAGTACCAAATTGATAACAGTAACAAGTTAATCAATGTAGAAAATACTAGAATAATAGATTTATCAAAATGAACTTTATAAGTCGAATAATTAAATCAATTAATGCAATGAGAGAAAGACTGAAAATAGAGCGTCATGAGGCTATGTATGGTCCACACTTCAATGAAGAATGTGCACTAAAAGCAGTCTCTAAGATGGAAAACGAAGATGGCTCTCGTGGAGAACATTGGAGTTTAGAAGAAACTACTTCAATCGCTAACCAGTACGGAATCAATCTGAAAGGTGAGAAATACAACAAGTATGATTGGTACGTTGCTCTCAACATGATACGTTCAGACTATTATCGTGCAGTTGTTACTATGACAAGCAGTGATCACATTAAGTACTTTGTAGAACTAGCAAAAGCCTGGTTGAATGACAAAGACATAGAAGAAGGAAAGATGTGGTATTACTATTGCTATATCATGTGTGATAAATTGCGCAAAGAAGCTAAGACGATGTTAATGCTTGAAGACGATGAAGATGAAGAGCGTGAGTATCGTTATGCTCGTGGTGGTAGAGGACGTGGAAGAGGTAGAGGAGGAAGAATGACTCGCTACGGTTATGACTATGACGAAGACGATGAATATTTAGATCGTGAACGTGAAGAGGAAAGAATGCATAGATATGAACCTATGTATGAAAGAAGAATATCAAGATATTAATTTAATCAAAATTTATGAGAACTATGTACGAACCTGAAAAAATTTTAGTACAAAACGCTGGTATAGATCCAGGTGTAGCTGCACTTTTGCAGAATGCAAACAAAGGTAATATGGACCCTGCTGCTCTTATGGCTATGATGAACAACGGCGGTTTCGGTGGAAACGGCGGTTGGTGGTGGATTTGGATCATCCTAATCTTCTTCTGCTGGGGTGGTTTTGGAGGTAACGGTTTTGGTAGAGGTAGCGATGATGCTAGTCGTCTTGCTTCTCAGTTGAATACCGATACTAATACAAGTCTGTTAATGCAGGCTATTCAAGGTAACAAAGATGCTATCAGTTCTTTGTCTAATACTTTAAATTGTGATATTAATGCTGTACAGACAGCTTTGAATACTATTAATACTAGCGTAAGTCAGATTGCTTGTGATACTAAATTGGCTAGCTGTGAAGTAATTAATGCTATTACTTCTGGTAATGCTAACTTAGCTTCTCAATTGGCTAACTGCTGCTGCCAGACTCAACGTTCAATTGACTCTGTTAATTTGAACTTGACTCAAATGAGTGCTGATAATAAACTGTCTATCTGTCAGCAAACTAATACTTTGCAGAATGCAATCACTGGTGGTTTCAATAACTTGTTAACAGATAATACTAATAAATTTAATGTAATTGGTGCTAAGATAGATGCACAAACTCAAATGATTAACGATAAGTTCTGTCAACTTGAAATGCGTGAAATGCAGAATAAGATTGACACATTGCGTGCTGAGAAGTCAGCTCTTGAATTAGGTCTATCTCAATCTGCTCAAACTGCTAATATCGTAAATCAGTTGCGTCCTTGTCCAGTACCTGCTTACTTAACTTGTAACCCATTCGGATGTAACGGTGGATTCACTGGTTACGGATACGGATATAACGACGGTTGCGGTTGTGGTTGCTAATAAGAAAGGAGGTAATTATGTTTAATCCTTTCTTTAATCCTTATCGTGTAAGACGTATTGACCAAGGTGGTATACCTACATTAGATACTATATTCTCTAATGTAGATACTACTAACAATACTGTTACTTATGGAATATGTCCATTTCAATGGAGACAATTGCCATGCAGAGGTTTAATATTGTTAAATATTAATCATACTGCTACTGGTGCAACAGAAGGATCATTAGTATCTGTAGCTACTTCTGTTAGTTCTAGTTAGGTATCATCTAATCCAACTAGTGTAAATACTAATAGTGGTAAAGCATTACTAAATGGTTCTGGTGATTAGATAACAACAGAAGAAATTTCAACTGGTAATAGATATCTAATATACTATGATAAACGTACTGGAGTATTTCAGACTATAAATCATATTGTAGCACCAGCTACTGCTTAATAAAAACTTAGGGCTACTGTAAAAGGTAGCCCTACTAAAACCAATTCAATTATGTTATTTAGTCAATTAAAAATAGGAGATCACGTGCACGTATTAGAAGTTCTAGGAACATTTAAAAAGACTACTGTTTATAGTCTTGGTTCCATTACTTAGGTTTCAAATCCTTATGATGAAGCTTTGCCGCAAGGTTAGTTTCCAATACCAGGATAGAACAGACGTAAATTAGTCGATGTATTTATTAGTTGTAATGGAGAATCTAAGAAACTATCAGTACCAGCTGAACGTTCAATAATCAACGATACTTCTATAGGACTTACTGTTGCTACCAACAAAGAAGAAATAGCTAATATGGTTAGATAGAACTACAACGAATTCAAAGCTAAAAAAGAAGCAGCAAGTAAGTATGATGAAGAAATGGAGAAGTGTAAAGATATTTTAGATCAACTAGAAGCACAGGTAGAAGATCCTATAGTAACAAATACTATTGACAATAGTAAAGAAATAAACGATTTAAAGAATGATGTTGCTGATATTAGGAAGATGATCGAAGATACTAAGAAGATGTTTATGGGAGGATTCCCAAAACCACCAATGCCACCTATGCCTAATGTACCAGCTCCAATGAAATAATACTCGGCAACGCTTACAACGTTCGCTCACCTCTACGAGGCTCGCTCACTGTATAGTGGACGAGCTTTTGTTGTTTATGTATGTTAATAATATTTCCTCGCTTCGCTCAGAGTTCCTTCGCTTCGCTCGGAAAATTATTATAAAGCTTTTTAAGAAAGGCTATTAGTTTCTGTTAAGGAGTGTATCTAAGATACTATAAAAATTTACAGTAAGTCTTAAAATGCGTTTTATGACTATTATAATTATAATTTAAATATATAGATATGACATTAAATGAGCTCATTGATGATATTCTATTAGAAGCTAGAAACAACTAGATTACTGAGAGTGAAAAGCTCAGTAGATACTAGATAGAATTGTGGATTAAAACATATCGAGCTTACCTATTAAAACAGAAGTTAGATAGGGGAGAACAATTAGACTAGATTTTCTATTAGACTATACGCATGCATTTGGATAAAATAGAAGAAGATCCAGGTCATGCAGAATACCAAGGAGATAAAGAATTACCTACTTTACTTGGTACTAAACTTACTACTTCAGTAATAACAGTAAAAGATGCTTATGGTAATATTATTCAACTAGGTTCTGAAACTAAAATGAAGTTTTAGAAATATAGAAAGTATACCTGCAAAGATTATATTGCCTATGTTAAAGGTAACAGAATATATGTAGAAGGTGACGCTAACTAGTTAGAATATATTGATGTAGAAATAATTGCTGAAGATCCAACAGAAGATAAATTATGCTATAATCCCGATAAGGATGAGTATCCTTTGCCAGCTTACATGTGGGGTACAGTTAAGCAATTGATCTTTACTAAAGATTTCTTAACTATGAGATAGCAAGTATCTGATACTACTAATGATAGTAAAGATGATACTTAGAATGTAATGAATTAGAATGTTAACAGAAGTATAAGACGATGAATGAATTAAATAAATCAGCTAATAAAACAGTTTCTTATACAATACCTTCATTCTATAATCATTACTTAAGTAGTATAGAACCAGATACAGTATATGATATAGATTATACTACTTATAGAAAGATAGTAACAGATTACTTTTATTACTTAAGAGATTAGTTACTAGAAGAAAGTAAAGAAGTCAAATTACCTTATAGAATGGGTAGTATACAAATAGTAAAGAAACAACCTAAACATTTAGATGGTAGAAGTCTTAGGATAGATTATAAAGCTACAAAAGAATTAGGTAAACTTACTTACTTACTTAATGAACACTCAGGATTCTATAAGTATAGACTTTATTGGAATAAATAGGATATGCTAGTGTCTAATAAGAGTAAGTATTAGATTGTACTTACTAGAGCAAATAAAAGACATCTAGCACAAATAATTAAATAGAATATTCACGATTACGAATAGCAGCCATGATATATAAAATGACAAGTAGTAAAGCCGTGATTGCTAAAGTAATTGCGGACTTAGGTTTAAATGAAACTGAAATACCTATTACAGATATACGTCAATGGATTGGAGAGGCTTTAATGAATATAGGTTCAGTTAATCAACTAGATCATAAAGTAGAAGTAATACCTATCAATGGTTATTAGGCTAAGTTACCATGTGATTTAGAAAGATTAAATAGTGTAGCTTACTCTACATGTGATTGTGGTGGTTGGATACCTATGAAGAAGAGTACAGGTACATTCAGTGTTTATGACAGAAAAGATAACTGTGATTGTTGTAATATGATTATACACGATGATGTATTAATACCGTTAGTAAAGAATCTTCACAATATTACTAAAGATAAAGACGCATTAGAAATACTTAATAAAGATACTAACACTAGATAGACGCTTAGCGCATTGATTAATAATTATACAGTTTGTAGCAAAAATGGTAGATTACAGCACACTATTTTTAATGGTACTAATTTCAGTTATACGCCACAATATGATGTCAAACCAGGATATCTCATCTCAAATGTTCCAGAAGGATATGCAAAAATCTCATACCACGCTATCTATACTGATGAAGATGGTATGCCGATGATGCCAGATGTATAGTCATACTTTGAAGCTTGTTTCTGGTATTGTGCGTAGAAGATTCTTTATATTAAATATATAAAAGGTGATGTACACAGATAGTTATGGTTAGATGCTAAGAACTCTTATAACTTCTATAGAAAGCAAGCTTATGCTGAATCATTAATGCCTAACTAGGATGAGTTAAGTGGGATTGAAAAAACGTGGAATCGTTTAATACCTGAGTTAAATTCAGATCGTACTTTTATGTCTACAATATCTGATCCCGAACATATATATAATTAGAATAGATATGACTACGTTAGATTTTAATCATAAAGCTATAAAGAACATACCTAGATACACATGTGGTATTTATAGCATACATAATAAACTTACTAATGACAGATATATTGGGTCCAGTACAGACATTAGAAGTAGAGTTACAGCACATTTGATAAGTGTTACAGGAAATAATAATAGTAGAGCTAATAAAAATCTTTTAAACGATGTTAGAAAATATGGTGTAGATAAGTTTGAGATAGAAATATTAGAAACATGTGAAGATAATAAATCTACTATATCTTTTTTAGAATGTAAATATATAAGAGAATTAGGTACTTATAATTGTGTTAGAGTAGATGGTAGGAAAGTCAAGCGTTTTGATTTAGATGGTAACTTTATTAAAGAATACACCAATATAAAAAGTGCAGCTAAAGACGTAAATATACAACCTGATAATATATATCAATGTTGCTTAATGAAGAAAAAAACCGCTGTACGAAAAAGTATGTGGAGATTTTCTGATGAATGTCCTTTTTCTAAAATAGAATGCTATAAAAAGTATTGCCCAGTTGGCGGAAGAATAGGACATAAAATTGTTTAGTTTGATAAAGCTGGAAATTTTATCAGAATATTTAATAAAATTTATGAAGCTGCTAAATTATTAAATGCGGATTTGGCTACTATACACAGATGCTGTAAAGATAATAAAAACAGTTTTAATAGAACAGCCTATGGATATAAATGGAAATTCTATGAAGACTATTTAAAAGAGAATGCAAATGGAAATTAATAGTTAGATAAACACTTTTCAAGGAGGTCTCAATTTGGACAGTGATATTACTATGTTAGCTGATAACTAGTATAGATGGGCTGAGAATATTCGATTACTCACAGATAATGCTGGTACTACAGGTATTCTATAGAACATAGAAGATGTAAGATAGTACGAAGGTGGTATTGAAGCATCTGAAAATATACTTGGTACAGCAGTAACTAGATGGTACAATTCTACTAAGAAGATAGTAGAAGAATGTGGTATAGTAGTTACTATGGAATTGTATGAAGGTACTTATATTAATAATGTATGGGCTATAACTGATTTCAACAGTATTAAACCTACTTGGACTTTAGTAGTATCTGCTGTTATGAACTTAGTTAATAAAGTAGCTATAGTTACTAATTATGAGTCAGATAAAGTAAGTAAGATATATATATCTGATGGTACTTCTTCTATTAAATGTATTAATATATCTGCTCAATATAAAACAGATAAGACTAATCACATAGAAGATGATACTTACTTTGATCTACTACCAAGTTCAACTATTGCACCATTTAAGTTTATTGAATTAACATCTGGTAATTTACCAGCCGGTATGATACAATATTGTTATCAATTATTTAGTGTACATGGCGGAGAAACATCTACTTCTTCATTAAGTCCTATGATACCTATATCATCTAGTAATTCAAACTCATCTAAAACATTTAAAGGTGATAGACAAGGTGAGAGTACAGATAAAGGTTGTATGTTACAAGCTACTTTGTTTAATGATGGTAGATTTGAAAAGATAAGAATAATTAGTATTCAGTATACTAGCAATACTCAAACTCCTAAGATATATGTAATTAATGAGTTAGACTTACCTAAATCTGAGGATAATGTAATAACATTTAATTACAATGATGTTGGTAGCAGTTATGTTAATGAATTAAGTATAGAAGAATTTAATGATCTTGTTCCATTTGAATTTAATGCTAAGAGTATAGCAAAAATGGATAATAGGTTGTTTGCTTCTAATGTGTAGGAGTTAACTTGGGATGTAGATTATGATGCTAGAGCATATAGATGTAATAGTAATGGTATCATTAAATTAAACTCTAGTATAAGTAATCAAGATATTACTACTACTTTTCAAGAACTAATTAGCCCAGAAACAGATTTAGTTATACCAGAAGAACATGATTGTATAAACCCAATGAATAGTTCAATGGTATATCCTAATAATCCAACAGATGAATATGCATTTGGATATGATGATAATGGAGTTATTAGAGGTGGTAGAGGTTTAAATATCAGTTATAGATTTATTATAACAGATTTGATAGAGTCTGATAATACTCCAGTAGTTGATGATGAAGGTGATAAATTTGTACCATATAGTATGAGCTTATCATCATCTAAAAAATCTTATAATACTATTAAATTAGTATGCCCAGAAACAAAAGAATTAGTACACACATTTAATAGTGATGGTAAGTCTAGAATAAGGAACTATTGTGATCCTTACTATGTATCTAATTTTCTAAGCCATCAAAGAGATGAAGTATATAGATACGGTATAATATTATATAACAATAAGAATATACCTTCTCCTGTGCATTGGATTGGAGATATTAGATTTCCTTCTGCTGATGTTGAAGGTTATGAACCTTTTACTTTTGGTGGAACAGTAGACGGATCTGGTAACTATGAATTAGTATCTCATCCACTTGGTATAATGTTCTATGTGAATAATCTTCCTACTGATGTAGTAGCTTATGAAATAGTAAGATGCGATAGAACATTAGCTGATAGAACTATAGTTACTTAGGGATTACTAAATAAAACTATTAGATTCAATGGATGGTATAATAATACTGAAGATTATAGAGCTGAATACTCTTTAGGTAGTATAGATAGAAGACCTACTATTATGCCTACTTTTAAAGAAGGTGTAGCTCCAGAATTTGTACAAGGGTTCTATAATTCAAGTAAGAATCTATTTGTACAGCAAGATGCTTAGGATTAGAATCCATTTGATACATACGGTATATTTGATTTAGTAACTGCTGATATATGCTTTAATAAGGAAAAGTCTGATTCTATTGTTACTAGTGGTATGAATATTGTACCATTATATTGTGCTCATTCTGCTACATACTGCAATGATGCTAATAATAAGCATTATAGATTAGGCATTCCATTTACTAAAGTGTTAGGTAAAAGTACAAACAATATACAAAATCCATTTGGCGGACCTGTAGAATATTCTGAACATACTGGTAATAAACCAAGTGCTTCTTAGGGAGTATTTGATGGTTATGAACAAGATGGTGATATGGTAAGTGGAGGTATATGCAAATACTATCAATTCTTTGGTAAAAACTATGCTCATAAAGATAATTCTAATCTACGTCAGTCTTTCTCTATAAAAGATGTTACTAAACCAACTAATATATCTCCATATCAAGAAGCATTTGATGCCAAACAAATAGTAGATTACATAGATAGATTTGGTTTTGTAAACTATAGTATTGGTTCTAGAGAAGCTCTTGGTCCTCACGGAGTATGTTTGGCTATTAGTGCACCAGATGTATATGCTGGTAATTACACAGGAATTCGCACTACTCCTTTATTGAGAAAATATAGACACAATGCTGTATTATTCGTTAATATAAAGAAAAATACTACACAATACGGTGGTAATACTTTTATGAGTAGAAGCTATTCTATATATAACAGTACTAATACTTATGTTAAAACATCTTGGGAAGGATACGACAAAGCAATGTGCTTTGGTGGTGATACATATTTAGGAGTATTAGACTATACTCATACTATGTTATTTACTAGAAATGATCCTGATGATAGAAATGGCTTTAAGAGATATGTTGGAGCTTATATTCCACTAGAATCTAGTATAAACTTATACTATAGAAATGATGAACATTATTCTCAAGACATAGTAGAATCATCTGGAGATGGTCAAACTGGTGAAGCTAATGTTTACTTCCTAACAGATCCAGGATAGATGAATACTTTATATACTTAGAAAACTCCAATGTACGTATATAATGCTGCTTACTCTAATACTAGTACTAGTAAGAATTATATACAAAAATCTATATATGCTGAAGATGATGTTAAAAGCATGAATAGAATTACTTGTTCAGAGTTAAAGACAAATAATGAACAGACAGATAGTTGGACTAAATTTAAGTTTGCTAACTATTTAGATACAGATAGTACATATGGACCAGTTACTAATCTTAAAGTATTTAAGAACAAATTGTATTTCTTCTAGGATAGTGCTGTAGGTATAGCCTCTGTTAATGATAGGTCTTTGATTACCGATAATAATGCTGGAGCTTTAACATTAGGTACTGGTGGTATTCTTACCAGATACGATTACTTAGTTACTTTAAATGGAGATAGTATTATTAATGATAAGAGTATTACTAATTCTGAAACTACTTTGTATTGGTATGACTTAGATAAAAATGTTATATGCTCACTTAGCAATGATTTTAATGAATTATCTAAAGTAAAACAAGTATAGACATATTTAAATAGATTGCCAGATAATGCTAGAAAGAATCCAGTGTCATTCTATGATAAGAAATACAACGAAGTATGGTTTAGAATATATGATAGATGTTTAATATTTAATGAACAATTAAATGTATTTACTTCTTTCTATACTCATAATCCGAACTGGTTCTTTCCATTCTCTACTAGACTAGTAACTATTAAAAACAATAATTGTTATTACTTACATAATATGTATGATGTTAATAGTACTACTAAAGAAGAGAAAATATCTTATGTTAGATTTGTAGTTAATAAAGATATAGCATATACTAAAGTATTCGATAATTAGTGGTTCTCAGCTGAATTTGTAGACATTGGAGATGAAACTAAGCCTACGTTAATATCTGATATACACTTTAATACTAAGAATTAGGAAACAGAACCCATTGATTGGAAATAGATAGAATAGAGAGAAGATACATTTAGATTCCCAATAAGTAGAGAGAAACAAAATAATCCAGGTTAGCAGCAATAGACTAATATGTCTTATGCTGGAAGGATGAGAGGAAAATACTTAATCTGTAATTATACATTAGATTGTAATGATAACAGAGAATTTAAGCTTCCTTATGTTAAAACAACTTATAGATATTCAATGTTATAATATGAAAACTAAGAAATTAAAAAGAGTTCCTCAATATGCTTTCGGTGCTGATGCTATTTCAAACTGGGGTAATATGAGTGGAGTAGATAAAGCGAATGTAGTTACACAAGGAGTTGGTGCTGTAGGTAGTATGATAGGTAATGCTACTAGTGGAAAGAAACCTACAGCAGCTGGTGTAATAGGTGGAATAGGATCTGGAGCTGCAATGGGTGCTTCTATTGGAGGACCTTGGGGAGCTGTAATAGGTGGAGCTATTGGCGGTATTACATCAGGTATGGGATCTGGTGGTTCTGTTAATGAATAGACAGGAGAATATCAAGATCCATCTGGTATTGCAGGTCTATTTGGTCATAGCAAGAGTTATATACGTAATAAGGCTGGTAGAATTAAAAACGGTATTCAAGCCAGACAAATGTCTGAATAGGTAGCAGCTGATTACTATCAAGAAAATGGATATAATGAACTAAGCTTGTCTAAAGGTGGTGTAGTACCATCTACCATGGCTTATTTAGATGATGGTGAGATGTTAAGAATGCCAGATGGAACTATAGGATCTATACCAGAAGAAGGTAAACCTACGGATTCCAATTTATTAAATGTACCTGTTGGAACTCAAGTATTGAGTGATAAATTAAAAGTTCCGGGAACTAATAAAACATTTGCAGAAATGGGTAAGAAATTGATGAAGAAAAGCAAAAAGAAAGTTAACAACATATACGCTGAAAACAGTTAGATGCTAAATGAGAGAAACAATCAGGCGACTTATTAGAGCTTGTTAGAATAGCAAGAATCTTTAAAGAATAAAAAAAACAGTAAGAAACAATAGATACCATCTTACGAAAATGGTACTTCTGGCGTATACGGTAGAAAGAAAGTAAAATTAAAATACATATATGATCCTATGCTAGGAGGTTTTGATTATATTGATCCTAATACTGGAGGATTTGTTGAAATGAATGATATTCGTAACGACCTTTTACCGGATTCTATGTGGATTTAGAATTACAATGATTCTGAGGATATTGAACAACCAATCACACTAAAATAGGACACTGTTTCTAAAAGTACACACAATGTGAATAAACGCGATTTTTTAAAGTTACCAAATAAAAAGATAAAGAAAAATACACCTACAATATTTAACGATCATGCTTATGAAGTAGCTGGTAAAAAATACTAGATTGGCGACACCTTTGAGTATAAAGGAAAACAATATAAAGTTACCGGAAATAACGAAGCTGTGCCAGTGAGTAAAAACGCTACAGATCTTAATGCAAATGATCCTTATTTTATTGGAAATATGTACATGAATGGTAATTGGGGTGACCTTACTGTTGGCAAGCGACTATCTTCTATTAATCCCGAATTTAACACACCTGCTTTGGGTGTAATAGGTACTAATACTTCTGATAGTTATTCAATCCCCACAATAACTCAAGATACCGCAATACCACAGACAGCAGTTCGTAGCACTCCAAGTACAAAAAGAAGTACAGCACAAACAA